TGCGTTCGCCCGATCATGTACGGGTTTTGAGGTTTCGGTCACGGGAGCCCCAGAAGTCACACGCGACAAAACCCCAGGTCATGCTCGAGGACAAGTGAAGTGCATCACAAACCGAGGGACCCACTGAAACTTTTCGGCGAAGTTTCACCTACTACAGGGTGAGGGGGTAAAGAGGGGGAACCATTAAAGGAGGGGGAGTTCCAGAGGCGCTGCGGCCAGCGCCGACAAGCCCGCTGCGGACAGCGGGCCACCCTCCAATAGACCGCCGTTTTCGGCGGCGGTCTTACTTGACATATGACAGAGGCACCGCCTCAGAGCGGTGCCCTCTGGAGAGGTCGAAGACCTCACTCACTGTCGTTCGGTCTTCTCTGTCGGCAGCCGCCGACCACAGGCGGCTGCCTCTATAAGGGGGTGTCCAGTTGAGTTGGAACTCCTCAGACCGCAGCAGTCGTCTCCCAGACGACTGGGAGGAGAACTACCGGCAGCCCGTTCTGCGGGCAGCCGGATACCGGTGTCAGATTCGCAGACCCGGTTGCCTCGGGAAGGCAACCGAGGTGGATCACATCCGCAGAGGCGACGACCACAGTCGCCGCAACCTGCAGGCAGCGTGCAACCGCTGCCACGGGAAGAAGTCATCCGCTGAGGGCCATGCCCGCAAGCGCGAGTTACGAGCCAGGAGGAAGCGACCGACCGAACGCCATCCCGGCTCCCGTTGATTCAGCGGGCCGGGAGCCCGCTTCTCACCCAGGAGGTGTCAAGTGGGCGAGCGAGGCCCAGTTCGTAAGCGGTCGGATCAGCGCATCCGACGCAACAAAGACGCGGTCCCGACCGAGAAGGTGACCGCCATCGGAACCGTCCCGATTCCGGACCTCGGATTCGAGGACCCACATCCCATTGTTCGTGACCTGTATCAGTCCCTGCGCGACTCGGCGCAGTCGCGCTACTACGAGCCGAGCGACTGGCAGTACGCCCGCACGGCGCTCCACTTCCTCGACGGGCTGCTGAAGAGCCCGAAGCCCAATGGGCAGCTACTCACCACCGTGAACTCGATGCTGAGCAGCCTGCTCGTCAGCGAGGGCGACCGCCGCCGCGTGCAGCTCGAAGTCGAGCGGCAGCAGGCCGAAGGCGTCGTGGTCGACGTAGCGGAGATGTTCGCCAAGCAGCTCGGCGCACAGCGCAAGGGCTGACCTACCTCAGACCCTCCCGGAGGGGGTTGAGCGCGTTTTCCTCTCGGCGCAGCTCCCCCCTTCGGGATTGGAACCGACTACCTGAAAGGAACAAGACCCATGTCCGTGATCGGACCCCAGCTCGAAGCCGACACGCTCGTCCTGACGCGGGGACGCGACTTCAAGTGGTCGTTCGAGAACCTGGATGCGTCCGGGCAGCCGGTGAACTTCCCGGCCGGGACGCTCTTCTTCGAGTTCGACACGACCCCGAAGACGCTCTGGGACTTCGTCATCGACGGTTCCCTCGCGACGATCAAGGTCGAATCCGAGGACGCAGACGCGATCCCCGCCCGCACGAAGTGGCAACTGGTCTTCCTGCCAGACGGAGAGGCTGGCGGCGGCGACCCCATCGCACTGGGCACGGTCCAGGTCCAGGGGTGATCCGATGAGGCTGCGAGGATTCCCGACTGACGGCCAGCCGGCGGTCTCCTACGTCGGCACGCCCACCGGTTCCATCGTCGGCAGCCTGCAGCAGCTCCTCGGCCGCATCCGAGTTCGCACCCAGACCGGCGGCGGTCTGGTGTCCGTTCCCGCCGAGACGCCGCGAGGCGTCGTCGGCCTGTCGCGACGGCCGGATCGGCTGTTCGCGCTGCCCGGTCAGGTCGGCCCACAGGGGCCTCCCGGCCCGGAGGGCGCGGGCCTGTACATCGACGGCCAGGTGGACAGCTACGCCGAGCTTCCCGCGACCGCAGCAGACGGAGAGGTCTGGATCGCAGGCGGGCTGCTGTACCGCTACGACGGCGGTTGGCCCCCGGAGGCGTCCGGAGCGCCCGTGGAGGGCGTCCCAGGCCCGCAAGGACCGCAAGGTCCAGAAGGTCCGCAGGGTCCCCAGGGTGAAGAGGGACCACAAGGACCTCAGGGCCTGCAGGGTCCTGCCAACTCGCTGTCCATCGGCACCGTCGCCAGCGGTACAACTGCCAGTGCGACGATCACCGGCACGTCGCCCAGCCAGACGCTGAACTTGGTCCTCCCCAAGGGAGACAAGGGCGACAAGGGCGACACCGGAGACCAAGGGCCACAGGGCATTCAGGGTCCCGCAGGCGTCCCGTCGTCGAACGGCACGGTGCTCGACTTCGTGAAGGTCACCCAGGCCGAGTACAACGCGCTCTCCAAGGTAGCGACGACGTTCTACGTGATCGTGGGGTGAGACATGCCCATCTATCTCGGTAGCACGGCGCTGAACAACTTCCGCGTCGGCACGCAGACCCCAGACCGGATTTTCCTCGGCAACGAACTGGTCTGGCCTGACTTCTCTGAGACCACCCAATCGTTCACCACCGCAGGCGCATACGCCTTCAACATCCCCGCCAACTGCCGGTACATCGACATCATCGCCCTCGGTGGCGGCGGCGGGGGTCAGGCGTCGGCGGCGCTGTTCAACTACGGCGCTCCCGGTGCGCCTGGGCAGTATCAGGCCGTGACGCTGAAGCGCGGCGTCGACATCCCCTGGGGCGTAACGCAGATCACCGGCACCGTAGGTGACGGGGGTACCGCGTGGACCATCTACGGAGCCATCCCCGGTGGACCCGGTGGCAATACGACCGCGACGTTTACCGGGGGCAGCACGCTCACCGCCTCCGGCGGGGCCGGAGGTCTCGGGTGGGCCACCGCATCAGGCTCTCGCGGCCCTGGTCCGGGCAACTTCACTTGGAACGGAAAGCTCTACGTCGGCGGTGGACTAGCAGACCAGGGAGCCGTCAAGGCCGGCAAACCACCTGGTGGTGCCGGATCAGGTAACTACCCCGGCGCGGGTGGTGCTGGCCCAGGAGCCCCTGGAGCGGTGTGGATTCGCGCCTACTGATCGCGAAAGGACCTACTTGACCCCAGACGAGATGTACACCTTCGCGATCCGCTACGAAGGCCAGCAGGAGCCCGACGGCGAGTGGATCGAAATGGTCGCGATACAGGCGAACCTAGCTCAGGCCCAAGCGGTTTGGGACGAGATTTCCCCGTATTTGGCAGACATGCCGAACGTCCGAGACGCAGGGATCGTCTACACCCCCAAGATTGTGTGGCAGCCCTACCAGGGCTGACCACCCACTGACGTGTAGCTCAATCGGCAGAGCACCCGGCTGTTAACCGGGCGGTTGAAGGTTCGAGTCCTTCCATGTCAGCACCCACCCCGTTCTCTCGCAGGGCGGGGTCTTTTAGGCGCGTAGCTCAATTGGAAGAGCAGCGGTCTCCAAAGCCGCCGGCTGCAGGTTCGAGCCCTGCCGCGTCTGCTACTTGACATCGTACACAGAGAGGAAGACATGGGAATCCTGAAGACCATCGGGAACGAGATCGCCAAGACGCTGGTCCCCCGCGTGGTGGACACCGTGGCGACCGAGATCGAGAAGCACATCCCCGCGCTGACCGAGGCCCTGGTGACGGCAGTCACGGAGGCGGTGGCACAGCGCGCCGACGACGTAACCGACGCCATCCCAGGCGAACTGGACGACCGGATCATCGACCCCATCGTCAAGCGCGCCCTGGACATCTTCCGAGGGAGGAGCCGATGACGGAACGGGTACTGCCCTACGACCGCAACATCGTCCCGCAGGAGACCGGCTGGTGGTGTGGCCCTGCGGCCACCCAGGTCGTGCTCAACTCGCGAGGCATCTTCGTCCCCGAGTCGACCTGCGCTGCAGAGATCGAGGCCATCGAGAACCCCGGCCGAGGCGATGACCGCGACGGCACCGACTACGTCGGCCTGATCGAGCGCGTCCTGGACCGCCGACTCCCGGAGGCCGGATACACGTCGGTCTACATGCCGAACGACCCACCGACTGCCGCACAGCGAGAGGCGTTGTGGCAGAACATTGTTCGTTCGATCAACGCCGGATACGGCGTGATCATGAACTGGGTCGCTCCCCCGAGCAACAAGCCCCGAGGCGTGAAGGGCTCACCGAACCCGCGCTACTCGGGCGGCACCACGTACCACTACGTCGCGTGCATGGGCTACGACGACACCCCCGGCGCTCGGGCGCTGTGGATCGCTGACTCGGGCTTCCAGCCGTTCAACTACTGGATCAGCTTCGACCAGGCTGCCACCCTGATCCCGCCGAAGGGCTACGCATACGCGGCCACCGCCGCGCCTGCCCCGGCCCCCGCACCGGCTCCGGTCGACGCCGCGCCGATCCTGGCGCGTGCGGCGGGCATCTCCGAGGCCAAGGCCCGCGAGATTCTGCCCACGTTCCGCGACGGCCTGCGGCTGGCCGAGTGCAACAACGTCCCCCGGATCGCGATGGCGATTGCCCAGTGGGGCCATGAGTCGGACAACTTCAACGCGACCCAGGAGTACGACCACGGTCGCAACCACGGTGACCCCAACGAGGTCACTGACCGGTGGAAGTACAAGGGACGCACCTGGATTCAGATCACCTGGCGAGGCAACTACGAACGGTTCTCGCGCTGGTGCTTCGACCGCAAGCTGGTCCCGACGCCGACGTACTTCGTGGACAACCCGCGTGCTCTGGCCGACGTGCGCTGGGCCGGCATCGGTGCCGCCTGGTACTGGACGGTCGAGCGCCCGTCGATCAACCGGCTCTGCGACGAACGCAACCTCACCGAGGTCACCCGCCTGATCAACGGCGGGACGAGCTGGGAAGCGCCGACGTGGATGAAGCACCGCAAGGAGCGGTACGACCGCGCCCTGGCGGTCGGTGACGACCTGCTGAAACTACTGAACGGAGAGGAGGAGGGCTTCTTGAGTGCCCTGACCCCGAAGGAACAGCGAGAGCTGTACGACGAGATCATGAAGCGCGGCCCATCGCGCTCGTTCGTGGCCGACGACGGCCGACAGATCGAGACCCTGCTGGGCTTCATCTACAACATCGACGGCAACGCCTGGAACATCGTCAACATCCTGGGCTGCCTGATCGGCGTCCCGGAGTGCGTGGACGACATCCGCGACGTGGCTGAGAACGGCGTCCGCAAGGGCTCCTACGCCGAGAGCAACCCGTGGCTGGCTCAGTTCGGCCAGGAGTTCTGCAAGCGGCTGCTGCCGCTGGCGGGCAAGCTCAGCGACCTGCTGAACGCCCAGGAGTTCAAGGTGACCCACAACCGGGTCATCGAGCAGTGAGCGACCGCTGGCTGTTCACCGTCCACGGCACCGGCCAGCCCGACCCGCTCGGGCCTGGCCTGCCCGCCGACACGGCGCGACAGGTGCTCGACCTGTACCGGTGGCAGCCCATCGGCAACTACCCCGCATCGGCGTTCCCGATGTGGCGCTCGGTGATGGACGGCGTCCGAGAGCTGCGTGTGCAGCTTCGCCGCGTGCGACCTGAGGACGAAGTGAACCTCGCGGGCTACTCCCAAGGCGCGATGGTCGTGGCCTACGTGCTCAAGCATGACATCATGAACCCGGCAGGCGAGTTCCACTACCTACTCCACCAGGTCCGCAAGGTCGTGTTCTGGGGTAATCCCATGCGTCAGCGGGGAATTGCCCACGACGACCGGTGGATTCACCGGATCGCCGCACCGGACACCCACGGCATCATGGAGGACCGTCTGGAGGGCCTGGAGCACGCCCCGTTCGAGGTGCGTGACTACGCCCACGACGAGGACATGTACGCCTCCATCCGCGACGACGACATGCACGAATACCAGATCGCCATCTGCAAGATCGTGATGCGAGCCACCGACTGGTGGATCGGGGAGAACTCGATCATGCACCAGCTCTGGGAACTCGGCCAGCGGCCGATCTGGGAAGGCATCGCCGCCGTCAATGCGTGCATCGACGCGCTGAAGTTCGCCGGGAGCACCGCGCACGGATACAACATCGGCCCCGCAGTCGAGTTTCTACGCGACTTGACATGACACGGAAGGAGGAGCGGTGAGCCTGAACAACCACCACCCAGTGCCGCTCCTCCCCCAGCCGCCACACAAGATCGGCCCGATCTGGGCTGTGTGGGAGGACGGCTCCTGGTACCTGCCTGAGAAGACCCTCGGCTGGGAGATTCTGAACTGGCTGGCGCAGTACGTTCGCTCGCCCGCAGGCGGCGGTCCGTTCCTGCCGACGCTGGAACAGGCCCGGTTCATCCTGTGGTGGTACGCGGTCGATGACCAAGGCCGGTACGTCTACCGCGAGGGCACCCTGCGCCGGATGAAGGGCTGGGGCAAGGACCCGCTGTGCGCGGCTATCGCGCTCGCGGAACTCTGTGGCCCCGTGGCGTTCTCGCACTTCGACGCCAATGGCAACCCGGTCGGCAAGCCGCGCCACGCCGCGTGGATCACGATTGCCGCTGTCTCCCAGGATCAGACGAAGAACACGTTCTCGATGTTCCCGGTCATGATCTCGAAGGAGCTGAAGGCCGAGTACGGCCTGGACGTGAACAAGTTCGTGATCTACAGCGAGGTCGGTGGTCGGATCGAGGCCGCGACTTCGTCCCCGGCGTCGATGGAGGGTAACCGCCCGACGCTGGTGATCGAGAACGAGACCCAGTGGTGGGGCGTTGGTCCGGACGGCAACGTCAACGACGGCGTCGACATGGACGACGTGATCGAGGGCAACGTCGCGAAGATTCCGAGCGCACGCAAGCTCGCGATCTGCAACGCGCACATTCCCGGCAACGACACCGTGGCCGAGAAGGCATACGACCACTACATGGACATCCAGTCCGGGAAGGCCGTCGACACAGGCGTTCTCTACGACGCGCTGGAAGCGCCGGCCGACACCCCGGTCTCGGAGATTCCCTCGCAGAAGGAGGACCCGGAGGGGTACGAGGCAGGCATCGCCAAGCTCATGGAGGGCCTGGAGGTAGCCCGAGGCGACTCGTACTGGCTCCCGCTGGAAGAGATTCTGGGCTCGGTCCTGAACACCAAGAACCCGGTGTCGGAATCCCGACGCAAGTTCCTGAATCAGGTGAACGCACACGAGGATTCGTGGATCGCACCGAACGAGTGGGACCGGCTGGCGCTGACCGACAAGATGTTCGCGCTGAAGCCGAACGACCGGATCACCCTCGGGTTCGACGGATCGAAGTCGGGTGACTGGACCGCCCTGGTGGCGTGCCGGGTTGAGGACGCGATGTTGTTCGTGCTCCGGGTGTGGAACCCCGAGGACTTCCCAGGGGACGAGGTGCCCCGAGAGGACGTGGATGCGGTCGTCCGCTCCGCGTTCCAGCGGTACGACGTTGTCGCGTTCCGCGCCGACGTGAAGGAGTTCGAGGCATACGTCGACCAGTGGAGCAAGGACTTCAAGCGGAAGGTCAAGGTCAACGCGACCCCCGGCCATCCGATCGCATTCGACATGCGCGGCCAGACAAAGCGATTCGCTCTCGACTGTGAGCGGTTCGTGGACGCCGTGCTCGAACGAGAGGTCTACCACGACGGCAACCCCGTTCTGCGCCAACACGTTCTGAACGCCCGCCGACACCCGACGACATTCGACGCGATTTCCATTCGCAAAGAGAGCAAGGACAGCAGCAAGAAGATCGACGCCGCTGTCTGCGCGGTCTTGGCGTTTGGCGCGAGACAGGACTACCTGATGAGTAAGAAGCATCGCAGCGGTCGAGCGGTGGTGATCCGCTGATGGCAACCAAGAGCCCACTGCAGCAGCAGCAGGCGAAGGTTGACCCGAACACCCGCCGCGAACAACTGCTGAACGAGTTCCAAGAGAAGACAGCCGACCTCGAAGACAACACCGCCTATTACGAGTCGGAGCGGCGTCCGGACGCCATCGGCATCTCGGTCCCGCCTGAGATGCAGGACCTGCTGGCCCATGTCGGCTATCCCCGGCTGTACGTCAACGCGCTGGCCGACCGGCTGAAGCTGGAGGGCTTCCGGATGGGCGGCGCTGAGGAGGCCGACGAGAAGCTGTGGGACTGGTGGCAGGCCAACCAGCTCGACGTGGAGTCGACGCTGGGCCACGTTGACGCCCTGGTGCATGGCCGGTCCTATGTGACCGTCTCGGCACCGGACCCGAAGTTCGACTTCGGTGTGGACCCGAAGGTCCCGATCATCCGCGTGGAGCCGCCGACCAACCTGTACGCCAAGATCGACCCCCGGAGCCGTGTGGTCACGGAAGCGGTCAGGGCGATCTACGACGAGAACGGCAACGAGGTCGTCTCGGCCACGCTGTACCAGCTCGACAGGACGGTCTACTTCGACAAGGTCGACAGCACCTGGCAGGAGACCCGCACGGTCCAGCACAACATGGGCCTGGTGCCGGTCATCCCCCTGGCGAACCGCACGCGGCTGTCCGATCTGTATGGCACCACGGAGATTACGCCCGAGCTGCGCTCTGTGACGGACGCAGCCGCCCGGACGTTGATGCTGATGCAGTCGACGGCCGAGTTGATGGGTGTGCCCCTCCGACTGCTGTTCGGCGTCACCCGACGCGAGCTGGGCATCCCGGACGACGACGAGGCGGTCACGCCGCGTCAGGCGTTCGAGGCGTACTACGCCCGCATCCTGGGCTTCGAGGCCCCGGAGGGCAAGGCGTACCAGTTCGACGCCGCCGAGCTTCGGAACTTCGTGGATTCCCTCGACGCCCTCGACAAGAAGGCAGCGGCCTACACCGGGCTCCCGCCTCAGTACCTGTCGTTCAGCTCGGACAACCCGGCTTCGGCTGAGGCCATCCGGTCGTCTGAGTCCCGACTGGTGATGAACGCGGAGCGCAAGGCGCTGATCTTCGGTGGGGCTTGGGAACAGGTCATGCGCGTGGCGCACAAGGTCATGAACCCCGGTTCTGAGATTCCACCGGCCATGTACCGGCTGGAGTCGATCTGGGCCGACCCGAGCACCCCGACGTATGCCGCGAAGGCCGACGCCGCGAGCAAGCTCTACAACCAGGGCAACGGCGTCATCCCGAAGGAACAGGCCCGAATCGACATGGGCTACTCGGTCGAGACGCGCCGGAAGATGAAGGAGTGGGACAAGGAGGAGAACCCGGTGGGTCAACTCGCCGGCCTCTACGCTCCTCGCCCCGGCCAGCCTCAGCAGCCTGAGAAGCAAGCTCCGAATGAGCCTCCCGCCAAGGAGGTCCCTGAGGAGTGAACGCTGACGAGTACGCCGCCCAGCAAGCGGTCGTCTCGGCAGCAATCGCCCGCTACGTCCTACAGCACGCGAAGTTCCTCCGTGTACCGCAGTTGACGGTAACGGACTGGATCAACTTCCTGGAGCTGATCTTCCCGGAGGTCTACCGACGCCGGTTGGAGGCAGCCGAGCTAGCTCGCCAGTTCTACGACAGCGAGCGCCAAAAGCACGGCAGGCCACCGCATCCCCGGTACTTGGTCGAGTACGACTTCGAGGAGTTCCTGGACGACATGGAGCCCCTTCGCACGCGGTTCTCGCGTGCAAACGCTCCTGACTCAGCTCCGGGCGAACTCGCTCTCCGGATCGTCCGGTCAGTCGAAATGGCTGGCCGGAAACAGATCATCCGCGCTGTGGAGAACGATCCACAGTCCGGAGTGGTCAAGGGCTGGGCGCGGGTCGCGACTGGCCGAGAGACCTGTTACTGGTGCCTGATGCTGATCAGCCGAGGACCCGTCTACCTCGGGGCTGACACAGCAGGCTTAGACCTCGATGACACGACGGCAGCCGAAATGATCGCTGCCGGTGAGGATGTCAGCGAGTACATGCGGCAGTGGCATGACGGGTGCGACTGCAAGGTGGTGCCGGTCTACGACCGACGCAACTGGCCTGGCTATGACGCATGGAAGCGAGCCGAGCAGTTGTGGATCGAGGCCGGTCGAGAGGCTGACCGGCTCATCGAGTCCGGGAAGGCCCGCACCACCAACGTAAACAAGGAGACGCAGAACGCGCTCCGTCGTCGTCTTGAGAGAGGCGACATTTCCATGTCCGAGTTCGCTGCTCTCGCAGCGTAATTCACCGACCAAGGCCCCCAGGTGGGGCTGTCAACACGCCCAGGAGGCAAACACCAATGTCTGACACCCAGACGACCACCGAGAACCCGAGCACGCCAGACAACGGCCAGGAGCCGAAGGTCGAGTCGTTCAGCCGGGATTACGTCGAAGGTCTCCGTCAGGAGGCTGCGAAGTACCGGAACGAGAAGAAGGACGCCGTCGAGGCAGCCAAGACCGAGACCCGAGCCGAAGTGGTTCGCGAGTACGAGGCACAGCTCGCTGAGAAGGACACGGCGTTCACCGAACTGAAGAACCAGTTCGAGACCGCATCGCTGGAGCTGCTGAAGCTGAAAGCGGTTGTGGAAGCGAAGATTCCGGTCGAAGACATCCTCGATGTCGTGACCCTGGTCCAGGGCAGCGACGAGGAAACCATCTCGGAGAGTGTCAATCGGGTCAAGACGCTGCTGAACAAGGCCCCCGCGAGCGAATCGCCGGTCGACCACACCCAAGGTGCTGGCGGCACGGTCCCGCTCAACGGAGACCCGGTTCTGAAGATTCTCGAACAGGCCGTGCGCGCCAAGCCGCGCCGTCGCCTCTGAGAGACAACCCCACCCAACGAAGGAGATAACGAATCATGGCAGGTGCAACTGTCCCGGCCGATCAGGTCGCACTGACTGGCGACTTCTCGGCCTTCCTGAAGCCCGAACAGGCGCAGGACTACTTCAAGGAGATCGAGAAGACCTCCGTCGTTCAGCGGATCGCTCGGAAGATTCCGATGGGTCCGACCGGCATCGCCATCCCGCACTGGACCGGTGCGGTCACCGCGTCGTGGACCGGTGAGGCCGAGCGTAAGCCCCTGACCAAGGGCAGCTTCGGGCAGAAGGAACTGAAGCCGGTGAAGATCACCACGATCTTCGCTGAGTCGGCTGAAGTCGTGCGTCTCAACCCGCTGGGCTACCTGGAGACCATGCGGACCAAGATCGCGGAGGCCATCGCGCTGAAGTTCGACCTGGCCGCGATCCACGGCATCAGCGCCCCGAGCGAGTTCGAGGGCTACCTGACCGAGACCACCAACGAGGTCTCGCTCGTCGACACCGACGCCAGCACCGCTGGCTCTCAGGGCAACGCCTACCTGGCGGTCAACAACGCCCTGTCGCTTCTGGTCGACAACGGCAAGCGTTGGACCGGCACCCTGCTGGACAACGTGACCGAGCCCATCCTGAACACGGCGGTGGACGCCAACGGTCGTCCGCTGTTCGTGGAGAGCACCTACACCGAGCAGGTCGGTGCCATCCGCGAGGGCCGCATCCTCGGCCGTTCGACCTACGTCGCTGACAACGTCGTGAACGGCACCGCCGGCAACCGCGTCGTCGGCGTCCTGGGCGACTTTTCGCAGGTCGTCTGGGGCCAGATCGGCGGTCTGTCCTTCGACGTGACCGACCAGGCCACCCTGGACTTCGGTGAAGAGTCGGGCGGCGTGTGGGTGCCCAAGCTCATCTCGCTGTGGCAGCACAACATGGTCGCTGTCCGTTGCGAGGCCGAGTTCGCGTTCATGGTCAACGACAAGGACGCCTTCGTCAAGCTGACCGACAAGGTCGCCGGGGCCTGATCCCGACTTGACATCGCACACTGGGACGCCGGGGCTTAACGGCCCCGGCTCCCTGTGAGCCAAACCGAAAGGACCACATGAGGATTCGACACAAGGTCAACGGTGGTCTTGCTGTGGTGGACGACGAGTACGGCGAACGTCTCGTCGCCGGAAACATCTGGGAGCGCGCTGACGCTCCGAAGCCGGTCGCCGCGCCGAAGCGGCGTGCCCGTAGGTCGGCTGTGAAGTCCGAAGAGGTCAACGACAACGGAGAGTGAGGTAAGGCATGGCGATTGCGACTGCACAGGACGTAGAGAATCGCTGGGTCCGAGAACTCTCTGAGGAAGAGACCACGCTCGTCAACACGCGGCTGGCTGACGCCGAGCGGATGATTCGTCGCCGGATCAAGGACCTGGACGACAAGATCGCTGCTGGCGACATCGACGCCGAGGACGTGAAACAGGTTGAGGCCGATATGGTCCTGCGGCTGCTCCGTAACCCGGAGGGCTTCACGCAGGAGACGGACGGCAACTACACGTACATGCTGCATCAGCAGCTCGCCTCGGGGAAGCTCGAAATCACTGACGACGAGTGGGAGGCGCTGGGCATCCGCAGGCGCGGCATGTTCGTGCTGTACCCGCAGATCGTGAGGCCGACGTGACGTATCCGCAGTACGGCCCTGACAACGTCGATGTCACGCAGTGCCACGACAACGACGAGAGTCCCGAGCACTTCTGTGTCCACGATTGGCGCATCCATTGGGGCAACGTCGACCGGAGGCAGTTCCGATGAGCCTCCTCGACCGTTGCGATCAGGACGTGATCGTCTACCCGCAGGAAGTCACGACGGACGCGGACGGTAACACGAGAACCCGTCCCGCCGCCACGGGATTCCCGGCCAAGGCAAGGATTCAGGTCCTCGGCCAGTCCGGTACTTCGTCCCGACGCCAGGAGCAAGACAACGAGGGTTTCGAGTCGGAGCGGGTCTACCAGATTCACTTCACCCGGAAGTTCGACCGCGAGCACGGTCCACTCGGGATGCAGTCGCAGATCGAATGGAAGGGCGTTCGGTGGGCTCTCTTCGGAGAACCGGCCTACTACACCGGCTCCCGTCGTACCGAGCACATCGGCTACACGATGAAGAGGTACTGATGGCGAAGCTGGTCCGAAAGTCCGTCTTACATCACATCGTTTCTCATCTCGACGGCGTGAAGGCTGCTGTCCGGGACGCCACCGACGAGGGCCACGACAAGTCGCAGGCTCGGTTGGAGGCAGCTCGGGCGTCGACCCAGTGGCACAAGATATACGGCCCTGACCACCTGACCCAGGTGACTAAGTCCTACGGCGACGTGGACGGCTTCATCAACCTCGAAGCGCCCAACGCGATGGCAATCGAGTTCGGCCACCAGCCTTCTGGCGTGTTCGAGGGCACGGACACGAAAGCGCCTGAGGGCCTTTACATCATCACGAAGGGCTCCGGAGCCGTGTCCTAAGGAAGGAGGGTTCATGGCAGAGATGCCCCGCATCCAGGCCGTGGTCATCCCCCTCCTGAGGGATGCCCTAGTGCCCGAGAAAGCCGCCAAGGTTGGATCGTGGGTGGAGAACATCGACTTCCGCGAGTTCCCACTGATCAACGTCCGGCGAATCGGCGGTACTCGGCACGAAACCCGGCCGACCCAATTGTCAAAGCCGGTCATCGAATTGACCGCCTATCACCAGGCTGGGCTCATCGAGTGTGAAGAGCTGTACGAGGACGCCCTCGAAGTGCTCTACAACGCGGTGAAGAACCAGACGCAAACCGAGGCAGGCTACCTCCACTCCATCAAGGAGACGATGGGAGCCACCCAGTTCAGCTCACCGTTTATGGACTCCTGGAGGGTCCAAGGGCTGATCGCACTTGGCCTCAGACCCCCACGCAAGTAAGGAGATACACCACATGGCACTCAACGACAATGCGGTGTTGACCGCTGCAGTCGGCTACGTGTACACCGCCCCGGTGGGCACCGCTGCGCCGGCCGCTGCGGAACTCGACACCCTCGACCTGGACGACACGGCGCTCTGGACGCCTACGGGCTGGGACAGCGTCGGCCACACCAGCCGAGGCGACATGCCCGAGTTCGGCTTCGACGGTGGCGACACCGAAGTCCGGGGCACCTGGCAGAAGAAGAAGCTGCGCGAGGTGACGACCGAAGACCCGGTCGACTACCTGCTCATCTACCTGCACCAGTTCGATGAAGACGCGCTGGCGCTCTACTACGGCCCGAACGCCTCCAGCACCGCTGGTGAGTTCGCGGTCTCGGGTAGCGCCGATCCCACGGAGAAGGCGTTCTTCGTTGTGATCGAGGACGGCGATGTCCGTATCGGCTTCCACGCCGCCAAGGCGTCGGTGCGCCGGGACGACGCGATCCAGCTCCCGGTGGATGAGTTCGCCTCGCTGCCAGTGCGTGCGACGTTCCTGAACCACAACAGCGAGCCGCTGTTCAAGTGGATCAACGAGGACCTGTTCCCGAACGCCGCTTGATCCAAACTTGACATCGCACACGCGATGTCGCAGTGACCGAGGGGGAGGGGTTTCCTTGGCGGGCCTTCCCCTCCCCCTCATACTCCTGGCCCGCCTCATCAACATCTACGAAAGGTCCGCTATGTCAAAGATTTTCACCCTCGACTCGTTCCGCGAAGAGGTCGAGAAGGAGTTCGCTCCGGTCAAGATCGAGGTCGACGCCAAGACGAGTGTCGTGCTCCGCAACCTGCTGCGCGTCCCGAAGACGAGCCGCGAGGAGATTTTCGGTCTGCTCGACAAGATGGACAAGATGTCCGAGGGCAAGTCGGAAGACGAGATGACCGTCGAGGAGCTTGAGGCCACTGCTGGCATCGCCCTCCGGATGATCGAACTCGTCGCCGACACCCCGGCCGGGGGCCGGAAGCTGGTCGAGTCGCTGGAGGACGATCTGGCGTTGACCCTCAAGGTGTTCGAGGCATGGATGGAGGCCACGAATCCGGGGGAAGCGCCGCGCTCGCACGACTGATTGACGACTACGGCGATGCCGTCGCCGCTGACCTGATGGAGACATACGGTGTGGACCTCCGGGACATCTTCGTCCCGGAGTCCCGCCTGACTCCGAAGTGGTTGCTCGTCCTGATCAAGGAGCTGCCCGTCACGTCGCGCTTCTACGCAGAGAAGCGTGGTGGCCCTCAGTTCCGTGGTTGGGATGAGTCGAGGTACACCCTCGCGGCAATCGTCAACGCGGTGCGGGCGCTCCAGTACACGTACCTGTCGGCTCACATGAAGTCGAAACCCACGCCCCCCGAGCCGTATCCGACTCCTGATCGGAACACCAGGAAGAAGAACAACAACAAGCCCAACTCGTTCGCATCCATTGCGGCGCAGATGATCGCGGCGAAGCGAGCGAAGAAAGCAAGGAAGGCGGCACAGGAGTAAATGGCAGGAGGCGGCGCAGGCGGTACCGAAGTCGGTCGGATTTCGATCCGAGTCGTCCCCAATCTGGACAACTTCTACCGCGAACTGAAGACCAAGCTCGAAGCGATTGAGAAGACGCTTCGTGGCAACGTCCCCATCGACATCGACCTGAACAACCGGGGCACCCAGGCCAAGATGGCGGCTCTCATGGCCGCTCTCAAGGCCCAGGCAGCCCAGGGCGTGGATGTCCCTGTCGATGTCAACAACAAGGGCCTCGGAGTCGCTTGGCGCGAGTTCCGCGCCGGTCTGGCCGATTTCGGCCGGCTGGGCAAGCAGGCGGCACAAGGTGTCAAGGCATACCGCGACGAGGTCAACCGACTGACGCTGGAACAACAGCGCCAGCGCCCTCTCCTGAACCACACGTATGCGTGGTGGCGCTCGAACAACATCATGGCCCGTCGAGGGGCACAGGTTCTTCGGGACTTCACGGACGCGCTGAGGACGCAGCAGCAGTGGCTGCGCCAACAGGACCGCACACTGACGGCCAACCAGGCACGGTGGAAGTCCTGGATGATGGCGATCCGGGACGCGAACGTCCACGCCACCAACGGCTTCCGACGCTTCAGGGCCTCCCTGCAGGCGCTGCGAGGCGGCGGCGGTGATGACGGAGACGGGTTCTCTCGCATCTTCGGCTCTCTCGGCAAGTTCGGTAATGAGGCCGAGAAGGCCGGTAGCCAGGTCGAGCACGTCGGCAAGAAGTTCCTCGGCCTGACCCGGATGGGCTGGCTGGTCACAGGCGTGTTCCTGGCAGCAGCCCCGGCCATCGCGTTGGTGTCCGGGCTCCTGGCCGGTCTGCCTTCACTGATCGGTGCGTTCGGTGCCGGTATCGGCGCTGTGGCGCTGGGCATGGACGGGATCAAGGCGGCAGCCGAGGTCCTGATGCCCGCCTTCGAGCAGATGAAGACGGCGGTCTCCAGCACCTTCCAGCAGGCTCTGGTCCCGCAGTTCCAGCAACTGCTGGGTCTCATGCCGATGATCCAGACTGGGATGCAGGGTGTGGCCCAGGGCATGTCGAGCATGTTCCAGGGCATCACCGACGCGCTGTCGAAGGGTGCAGGCCCCGCGCAGATCGAGAACCTCCTGGCGAACACCAAGACGTTCTTCGAGCAGTTGCAGCCTGCGGCCAACCAGTTCACCCAGTCGTTCCTGACGCTGGCTAGCTCTGGCTCGGACGCATTCGGCTACCTGTCCGGATCGCTGAACACGTTCGCGACTCAGTTCAACGACATGGTGAATCGGGTCTCGCAGAACGGCGTGATGGACGGCGCGATGAAGGGTCTCTCGCAGACCCTCGACGGTGTCACCAACCTGTTCACCAGACTCATGGAGTCGGGCCTGCAGGCGATGAGCCAGCTCGGTGGACCGATGAACACCTTCCTCACGGGGATCGGTGATCTGGCGGTCGCACTGATGCCCGCGCTGACCTCGCTGTCGGGCTTGTTCGGCAACGTGGCCGGGACTCTCGGTACGGCTCTCGCACCGATTGTCACGGCGCTGACACCGGCATTCACGACGCTCGCGGACACGCTGGGCTCGCTACTGGTACCGAACATCCAGACGCTCGGGAACATCCTGACTCCTGTCGCGACCATGATCGGCACGACGCTGACCACGGCGCTGCAGCAGATTCAGCCGATGATCCCCGGCCTGGTGCAGAGCTTCGCTCAGCTAGGCACGACGCTGGTTTCCCAACTGGCACCGCACATCCCGGCCCTCGCCACGGCGATGGGCCAGATGGCTGGAGCGGTCATCCAGCTCGCCCCGATGCTGATCAGTCAGTTGGTGCCGGCGTTCATCCAGTTGATCCCCTCGGTCACGCAGTTGATGCCCCACATCGTCTCGCTGGCCGAGTCGTTCGCCCGGATGATGCCGACCATCGTCCCGCTGGTCTCGATCATCTTCAGCCTCATCGCCGCCTTCGCACAGGCGGCAGCCACCATCGGTGGCGTTGTGCTGGGGGCGATCTCGTCACTCGTCGGAGCCATCTCCGAGGTCGTCGCGAAGATCAGCGAATGGGTGTCCAGCTTCGCGCAGGGCGTGTCGGACATCGCTGCCAAGGCAGCTGAGCTACCCGGCATGGTTAAGTCCGCTCTGGGCGATCTGGGCTCGTTCCTGGTGTCGTCCGGTAAGGCTCTGGTGCAGGGCTTCATCAACGGCATCAAGTCGATGGTGGGCGCTGTGGCCGACGCCGCACGAAGCGTCGTGCAGGCGGCGCGAGACTTCTTCCCGTTCTCCCCGGCGAAGAAGGGTCCGTTCTCGGGCTCTGGCTGGGTGGACGCCTCGGGTCAGTCTGTGGGCGAAGCGTTCGCAGACGGCCTGGCCGGGACGCAGGGCAAGATTGTCGAGACCGCTCGGGCCATCATGCAGGCCGCGAAGGACGTGTTCGGTGACGCTGCCAACATCGCCTTCAACTTCAACTTCGGCCAGATGCAGAGCCAGATGGCGTCCGTCGCGTCGAGCGCGGGCGATCTGCAGCGCAGCATGTCCCGCACCGTGTCCCAGTCGACTGGGTCCGGGAAGATTGACGACGAGACTCGCCAGATGCTCGACCAGATCAGCATCCGCAAGGACGAGCTGGAGCTGGAACGGCAGAGGCTGCAGGCCGAGAAGAACGCACTCGACACCAAGGACAAGGCCGGTAGGGCTGCGCTCCAGCAGCGCATCGACGAGCTGAACGTCCAGAAGGACCAGCTCGAACTGCAGCGTGAGCAGTTGTCGTACCAGAGCAAGTACACCGACTCGGTGGCCCAGACGGGCGCTCAGTACGACGAGATGTTCAACAAGCTGACCAGGATGCCCTACGACTTCGCCACGGCGAATGCCAACCAGTTCCTCTCTGACATCGGCATTTCCGGCGATGGGGCTCTGTCCCAGGCGCTCAAGGAGGGCCTGAAGTTCGGCGAGCAGTTCATCTTCAACGTCGGCTCGATGGACGAGGCCGTACAGGGCCAGCAGACCATCCAGAACAAGAAGTCGTTGCAATTCGATAGGAGGTAACCCGTGGACACCCTCGTAGAACTGGAGGGGGTCAACGGCGAATGGTTCACCCTGGCCGGTCCCGGAGAAGGGGACCGGGGGGTGTACCTGGGTACTGACGTGAAGGGTCTCTACGACCCGCCCGTCAAGGTGGTCTACGAGGAGCCGGGCAACTACCCCGGCTCCCGCTACCTCAACCACCGGATTCTGAAGCGTGACATCGTGTTTGGCGTCGAGATTCCCAATGACGCTGCCATCGGCCCTAATTCGTGGCTGTCTCGGGAATCGGAGTGGCGCAAGGCGTGGGCGTTCGACCGCGACTGCAAGCTCTACATCACGACGCCGGAATCCGGTACCAGGTACCTGAAGCTCCGTCTCGCGGAGTCGCCCGAGGTCTCTTGGTTCACCGATCCACGCGGTAACAAGATCAACCGCACGGTCATGGTGTGTGTTGCCGGTGACCCGTTCTGGTATCAGGACGATGTCGTGTACACCGCTGTGACGCAGACGGATACGACTTTCGACCCGAACCCACTGCCGTGGCCCTGGCCGAAGGAACAGCTCCCCACCGAGACGCTGTACATCGAGGTCGACCCGGCTGACGGCAAGGGCGGTCTGAATCCGACCGACCAGCCGATCTGGCTGAAATGGATTCTGCCGGGTTCCACCGAAGAACCGGCCGAGCCGTACATCCCCGGCATCCCGTGGTTGGGTGCCCCGAACTCCCCCGCCGTCATCTGGACGGTCCCGGACTACTCGTTCGAGGACGAGGCCCAGGCGAACCGGCGCATCCGTATGCCCGGTCTGATCGGTGGCCTGCGGACCTGTGAGGTCCAGCAGATCAGCCTCATAGGCGATCCCACGGGCGGCGCATTCGTCCTTGAGTTCAAGGGCGACTTGACATCGCCCATCGCCCACAATGCGACGGACGACGCCGTGAAGGCCGCTCTGGAGGCCCTGCCGAGTATCGGCGCGGGCAACCTGACGGTGGCCGGTGGTCCGACGCTGCTGAGCCCGCACCAGCCGTGGCGCGTGTCGTTCACTGGTTCGGCATTCGCGGGTGAACCGCAGCCGATGATCACCGTCGCCAGCCACACGCTGGTGGACGACGACGACGATTCCAACACGGTCCCGAACGTGCGGGTCGACCGCACGACGGCGGGCTACACGGCCCCCGCCGAGAACGCCGTGATCGACACCGACCCGCGTGTCGAGCAGGTCGCATCGGAGAACGGCAGCCAGCTCTGGGCACGCATGAACGGCGTCCGGTTCCACAACCCGGTGCCGCCCTACACGAAGTCGAAGACCTTCGAGATCACCGTGAGCGGAGCCGTTCCGGGGCAGATGGTCGTGCTCCGCATTCCACGGGCATGGACTAGGCCCTGGGGGCTCGAATGAGCCACGGAAGCATCGCGACTCTGGAGGACGCTAACCGCGTCTGGGACACGATCATGGAGCGGAGGGCGTTCCGGGAACGAGAACGCCTGAAGCCGCCCCTGATTCGTCTCTGGGACGGTGACATGACCCTGCGAGGGGTCGTCGCCGGGGAGCGTGGTGGCGACTTCGAGTTCATCGAAAACGACACTGGCACTGCGTCGATTCAGCTCTCGCTGGATCACCACATGGCGAAGTGGGTGATGAACTTCAAGGGCCGCGCCAAGCGGAACGTCATCATCACAATCGACAAGCAGGGTGCCCGGTGGTCGGGCTTCATGGACCACTACCGGGTGGTTCGCGAGGAGAACGGGGACTGCTACCTCGATGTCGTGTTCAAGCACGACTACGAGCACGCCAAGCACATCCTCGTCTGGTGTAACCCGTTCCTCAGGCCCGAGCTGCAGTTCCCCAAGCTGTGGATCATCTTCGGTCCCGCGAAGTGGTGTCTGCTGCTCACGCTGTTCGTGAACATCCTGCGACTCGAAACGTCGCTGTGGACGCTCCCGGACAACCCGCTCGATCCGACTGAGTGGATGCCGCTGAGCTTCAACATCAGCAACTGGAGGAACATCGTCAAGCCGTTCCCGCTCATCGGGGACAACTCCAACCTGACGATTGTCTTCTCCCGCTTCCAGTCGTTCCACGACGTGGCGAAGAAGACGCTGGAGGACGCTCAGCTCACCATCGTCTGCCGACGCTACCTCAAGGACGAGGACCCGCACCCGTTCGAGAACCTTCGCGGCGAGCTGAACATCGGCCCGCTCGAAGACCTGTTGTCGCTCATCCCGATTCGGCACGGCTGCCTGGTCTGGGACATCATCGACAACTCGGGCTGGGGCACGGAGACCGCCTTCGGCGGCTCCTGGCTGACGGGCCTCATCCGGGCGGTGGTCAACATCGCCTCGGACGGCATGACCGAGGGCATCGACGTGTTCACGGGCGATCCGACGTTCCCCGGCGAGTACTACACGCCGTGGTTCCTGGGGACCTCTCCGCAGGCTCCCTGGATCGTGTTCGAGGAAGGCCCCTACACCGGTATCAAGTCCTCGGAGTTCAAGTACTACGAGGCGACCGACACCAGCTTTGTGGCCGGTGGCGAGTCAATGCCCGGTGTGAATGAGGCGATCTCGGCTGCCGTGAACATGGGTGGCGACTTCTTGACATCGCTCATCAACTCTGCTCTGGCGTCGTTGGGTGCTGTCGGTGGTGCCATCGACCTCCCGCCGCTGGGCGGCATGATGGACGCGGTCGCGAAGCCGTTGTACGAGAACGTGTTCTTGGCCTTCCAGGAGTACCCGACGCTCCGGGCGGTCGGCCAACCGCTGCCGATCCCCTTGCTGGAAGCCAGCGAGACGGGCCTGGGTGACTTCCACTACTACGAGGGCTGGGTCGAGAACGCCACCAAGGCGTTCACACTGTCGGCGTTCCTGGCGACCAGGGCCAAAATCTGGGAGACCAGGGCGCACACGGCCCACACCATCAAGGTGTCGGACGCGGCTCCGTACTACGTGGGTGAACCCGGCTACGGCCACTTCTGGCTCGGATCGCGTGTCGGGACAACGGTTCTCGGCTTCCCGATCCCGGACACCGTGTTCGTGGAGCGCGTCTCGAAGATCGGCTACAAGTGGGGCAAGGACGGCCCGAAGGGTTGGGAGCTGGAGATCGGCTACCGCGAGCCTCAGGACCCCGTTCTGAAGCTGTTCGAGCTGATCCAGCGGTTCAACGGCGCGATGGGCCAGCTAGGGATTCTGTAACGACGAGACGGGACGGCGTACCTCTCCGGGGGTGCGCCTCCCTACGAAAGGCACGCCAATGATCAAGCCACAGGAAGAGGTCGACTGGAAGAAGCCCGAAGAGCACTTCGCCTGGGCTCTCCGGAACATGCCGACCTTCGCAGGCGTCGGCGCAGTGACGCATCCTGGGTTCCTCAAGACATGGTCAAAGCACCTGTGGGACTGCGGGTTCGCTCACCGCGACTACCTTGAGTCGCTTGCCGACGAGGACGGCAACATCCACGTCAGCAAGCTGCCGAAGCAGCGCATCCGGTGGCAGGCACCGTTCCGTGGTGCCCGAAGCAATTACAACAACGCAGCGCGTTGGGTGTCGAAGGACACCCCGGCTCCGAAGCCCATGAGGCTTCCCGATGTTCGGCAACTGACCCAGCAGGAGAACGAGTTCATGCTGAGGCAGTACCGCGAGCTGGGCATGATCAACGACTACATCCCGCAGCGTGATACCGCAGAAGAATTGAACTGAGGCAAGGGAAATGGCAGCTTTGGACGACACCCAGCCGCTCGACCTGAGCGAGCTGTTCGATGAAGACGATGAACTCGGCCTGAACGATCTGATCGGCATCTCCGATGAAGAGGTCGAGGAGGCAAGGAAGAGGGTCCCCGAGCCCGCGCTGGTGCGCGGCGGCATCATGGCCGTCGTCGGCCTGGTGGCCTTCGTCCTGGGCAAGCAGATCGACACCGCGTGGGTCGAGCCGGTGATGGACGTGTACGTCATCGGCGCTCCCTTGGCGCTCGCCTGGTGGATTCGTCGCAACGTGACGCCGGTCGGAAAGCACCGGGCCTCATGACACCGGGCTTCGATCCCACCAACTGGGTGGACCTGGTGGCCTACGCGATCCTGACCGTCCCCGCGACCATCGGTGCTGTCGCGGCGTGGCGCAGTCACCAGAAGGTCAAGCAGACGCACTACGAGATCACCAACGACCACGAATCCAACATCCGGCACGACATTGACGACCTGGCTAAGGCAGTCCGTGACGGGTTCATCGACATCCGCAGGGACATCGGTGGCCTGCGCGAGGAACTGAGGACCGAACGGCTCGAACGGATCGAGGGAGACAAGCTCCGGGTCATCAACTGCCAGTAAGGAGGTAGCGGATGGATACACCGAATCCAAACCCCAATGACGGCCCCGGTAATGAGCTTGAGAAGTGGCTCGGCACAGGCGCATTCGAGCTAGGTGGTGGCGACTACAACTACGGCCAGGACTTCACCGAGGGAGCGATCCGGTCGCTGTTCGAGATGCCAGCGATCACCTTGCTCAATGCCATCGACCTGCTCGAAGAGCAACTGCTGAAGATGCCCATCGAGGCACTGAAGGTCTTCGCACCGCTGATCCCGGATGCCATCGAGGACGACTTCGAGGATGTCGCGACGGCGGTTGCCAAGATCATCGACACCCTGACCGATGGGCCGGCGGCCTTGCTGCGGGGCGAGTTCGATGAGTGGCTGGAGAGCACCTTCGGCCCGATGGCCGCAGCGGTCCAGCAGGTTCTGGAGATTCTGGCCGGGTTGGTCGTGGACCCGATCAACGAGACGGTGGAGGCCGTCAAGGACTGGTGGGACCCGATCACCGGTCGGACGCAGCACCTCGACTCGAACGGTCAGCTCGATGCGTCCAAGCTGACGAACCTCGGTGAGCTACCGGAGATTCCGAACGGCCTGGAGAAGATCACTGACCTTCAGCACCTGGTCGACGCCGCCACGAACGCGCTCTCTGGCGCGTCCCAGGTCGGTGAGGAGATCGTCGGCGCGGGGCTTGACATCGCGAAGAACACGATGGAGAACCTGTTCGATCAGCTCTCCCGCGTGGTTCGGGATGTCCAGGCGCTGCAGTCCGAGCAGGACTCGTCCACCGTGGGCGGTAGACGGTTCAACATCGACTTCTCGCAGTACCCGGACGGACCATTCCCCTCAGGGCTGTTCAACGTCACCTACTCGGGTCCGGGTACCAGCACTCTAGGTATCAGCGGCGGCAAGGCGATGTGGAACACGGTCAACAACGGCTACCGCCGAGCGACCATGCTCTATCCGGAGCCGACCCTGACCCCGTACCAGGTCGTGCGTGGCACGCTGTCCTCTCCCCCGGAGCAGGGCACCAACGTCCGCATCTGGTCGGTGGCCCGCGCCAACGCGGCCGGTACCGACTTCGTGTTCGCACGCGGCTACAGCAACGGCTTCCTGAGCTATCGAGGCGACATCGGCTGCTACAAGGACGGCGTCGAGTACGTCTGGGCCTCCAACGTCGCGCTGACGTGGTCTCTGGACCTCCGCATCATCTGCGGCGTCGGTAACGACCCTCGCCGCCACATCGTGTTGTCCGGGAACAAGATCGTCATCGACATCCAGGAGCCTGCCGACAAGCAGTCGGTCGTGGACGACGACCACTGCTACTGGGGCGCTATCTCGGAGACGGACGGAGTCCGGGTCCCCGGCAACGTGGCCGGTGCGTCCGTGGCCGACAACGCACCGCCGGAAGTCGTCGGTACGACGTTCAGGGCCTCGAAGAGGTCCGGGGCTGACATCACCATCCCCAGCGGCAGCAACAAGCTCCCGAACAACTTCTTCGAGACGGTCGACTACCAGTCGCCTGACCTGATCTATGAGCCGAGCAAGAACAACCGGCTGACGGCGACGAAGCAGGGCACGTACATCGTGCAGTTCCGCGCCTACCACGGCAACTACCCCACCGGCAACGGTGGACACGGCGAGCTGTACAAGAACGGCACCCTCTACGCCAAGGGCCAGTGGGGCTCGAACCCGATCAACGTCGGCTTCGGCGTGATGGCCGACTCCACTGACGCGACGGCGGCGCACTTCATCGTCCCGCTGAACCCCGGCGACTACATCGAGCCAGGGTTCTACATGACAGCCAGCATGAGCAATACGGGTGACGCCAGCCTGATGGCAGGCGGCGCACAGACGTGGTTCTCCGTGGCCCGTGTAGGCACCAACTGACAAAAGACCCCCTCCTGAGGACTGAGTGTCCTTGGGAGGGGGCTTTTTTGCGTTTCAGAGGTCAGTCTGTTTACCGAACTGATAGAGGCACATCGGATCATTGGCCTCTCCGGTCGTGTGCTTCTCAGCCACGACCTTGCCGTCGACCGTGATCCTGCACCACGCTTGGGTATCGCGGCCCTCGGAGCTGTTGGCCCATGTGTAGAGACCCTTCGGCGGCTGAGGAACGGCCTCGCCGGTCAGCTCGACGCGGGTGCCGCCGTCCGGGTACTCGATGCCGTTCTCGAAGTTGTCGTCGTAGGTGGCGTAGGTGAAGTCACCGCCGACCTCGAAGACGACTGTCCCCCGCTTCTCCTCCTCGGCCTTGCTGGTTGTGGCCGCAGCCGGTGTGGCTGCGTCCTGGCCGCACGCTGTCAGCACGACTGCTGCAGCGGTGAGGGCGAGAGCGATCTTGTGCATTGTTCTCCTTCCTTCAGGACCTGGACTTGAGCGCCAGCTCCGACATCCTCTTCGCGATCTCGACATCGCGGGCCTCAGAGGCCATCTGGTACTTCATCGCCATGCGCGGGGTGGTGTGTCCGAGACGGACCATCAGCTCCTTGGTCGTGGCCCCGGACTGGGCCGCATAGGTCGCGCCCACGGCGCGGAGGTCGTGGACCCGGAGGTCCGTTCGACCGATCTTGCGGTAGCCCTTCTTCAGCGACCGGGTGAACGCGGACTTCGACAGCCGCTGCCCTTGGGTCGTGGTCACCAGGAGAGCCTCAGGCCCCTTGTTCATCTTGGCCCGGTCAGCCATGTGCTCGCGGACCATCTGTGCGACGTGCGGCGGCACGGTCACCGGCCGCTTCGACCGGACGGTCTTGGTGTCGCCCACGACGATCTTCTGACCGACGCGGGCCGCGCCCCGGCGCACCCGGAACAGCATCGTGGTCCCGTCGTCCGTGATGTCTTTGCGGCGTAGCTCGATCAGCTCCCCGAACCGCAGGCTCGTCCAGGCGAGGATGTAGACCGCGACCCGGTAGTGCTCATGGACCTCGGCGGCGACGATCTCCAGCTCCTCCGGAGTGAGGGCTTCCACGTCGCGCTCATGCGGGGCCTTCTGCTCGATCCGGCACGGGTTCTCGGAGAGCAGCTTGTCCTCGACGGCGGTGTTCATCACCGCCCGCAGGACGTTGTAGGCGTGCCTGCGGGCTGTCGGGTACTGCTTGCCCATCCCGGCCCACCACGTCCGGACGAGGGCTGGCGTCAGCTCGGACACCGGCACGTCGCCCAGCACCGGGTAGATGCGCTTGCGGGCGTGGGTCTTGTACAGCTCGCGGGTGCCCTCCGCGAGGTCCCTCTCTTCGAGCCACTTCCGCGTGTACTCCTCGACCGTGATGGACGAGGCTGCCTTCTTCTTGATCCGCTCTTCGGGCGGCGTCCAGGTCTCCATCTCGATGAGACGGCGCTCGTTGTTGAGCCAGGCTTCGGCGTCCATCCGGTTGTCGTAGGTCTGCGGCGCGTAGTAGCGCACGCCGTCCTGCGGGTGGACGTATGAGGCTTGGATTCGCCCGCTGCGTTGCGTCTTCAGCGATCCCCAGGAACGTCGTGATGGTGCCAACTAGGTCCCCTTTCTCCCGACAGAGAGGGTACCGATTTGCAACTCTATTGCAACTCCCGAGACTCAACACGCTGCCGCGACCTGCAATTTCTTTCAACTTCAGCGTTGCAGTAGGGAGGGGGGTAAAATCTAGTCTGACCTGCTGGAACAGCTCCAGACGACACCCTTTCTTCCAAACTAGCTACGCGGGTTCGATTCCCGTCGCCCGCTCCGCAGGTCAGGAGGTGTTTTCGCCTCCTGGCCTTCTTTTTTGCAGAGGGTCTGCAACTCTTCTGCAACTCCCCTGACCTGGGCATATGCGCTTGCATCGAGGGGCACGGCTCAGTAACTTCCCCTATGAAGTTGTAAGTGAAAAGCCCCTGACCTGCGCCAACAGATCAGGGGCAGCACACCAGATGGGAGCTGGTGCAGTGACAATTGTCGCACGTCGGAGAGTTGCACTGGGAGTTGCAACGGCCGGAACCGTCGCAGTCGGAGGGCTCGCATTCGCCCTTTCGTTCACCGCCCTGAGAGACCTCTCAGCGTCCAACGGAGTCAGCCAGGCATGGATGGTCCCCCTCGTAGTCGACGGCGGCATCATCGTCGCGACGGCGGCGACCGTCGCCCTACGCCAGCACCAGTGGTACGCCTGGACCCTGCTGATCCTGTCCTCGATGGTGTCGGTGGCAGGCAACGTGGCCCACGCCCAGGCCCACGGTGCCATCGCGATGGTGATCGCGGCGATCCCGCCGCTGTGGCTCCTGGCGGCGACCCACCTGACGGTCATGCTCTCGCGTTCGGAGAAGGAGCCCGTTCCGGTGGCAGCGGAACCGCTGCATATCGCGAACGCCGCTTGACTGCGCCCGGTCGGGACACATAGCGATTCGTGCATATTTCGGGTACAAAAAAAGAGCCCCCCGAGCCGACCCGAAGGTCGACCCGAGGGGCGGGGTGGTTCATGCCCAGTTGCCGATGGGCCGCATCAGGGCCTCGACCGAATCGCGCTCGATGCGGATCAGTCGGGGGCCGAGACGGACGGCCTTCAGCTTGCCGTCAGCGATGTAGTTGCGGACGGTCCTGGTCGACACACCGAGGTGATCTGCGACCTGCTGGATGGATGCACGTTGGGGCAGCAATCAGTTCTCCTTGGGGTAGACGACGCGCTCGATCCCGGCGGCGTCGATCAGCTTCTGGCACCCAGGGCAGGGTGCTCGGGTGATGTAGAGGGTGGCTCCGATGAGGTCGTCCCGGTCGGCATAGAGCAGAGCGTTCGCCTCGGCATGAACCGATACGCACCGGGTGGGTCCGCTGTCATAATCAGACACACCAGGAACCGCCGCTGCCAGTCGGCGAGGGCAGGTATCACACCCTGGTCTTCCAGACGGCGCACCGTTGTATCCAGTGCCTCGTACTCGTCGGTCCTTGACGACGACTGCACCGACTTTGCTCCTCTCACAGTCGGATCGCGTGGCGACAGCCTTCGCGATGATCAGGAAGTACTCGTCCCAGTCAGGCCGGCTCACGCGGTGTCACCCTCACGTAGGACTCCCCGAAGATCAGGAAGTCGAGCTGGATTCCGTCCTCGTCGGTCTGCTCCCGGAGCGGACGGTGGACGCGGCAGTAGCCGGTCCCCCAGTAGTTGCATTCGGGGCAGTCCATCAGTCCCTCCGCACGGTCCCGGACCACAGCAGGTTGAAGTCCGCATCCCACAGCGCGATCTTGGTGCCGTCAGGCAGGCCGTCGATGGACAGCCAACCGGGCTCTCCCCGGACCCCCATCGGCCCCTGAGGGCCGGGGGGACCAGGAGGACCCTGACGGACGGTGAAGGACGAGACCCACCACGCGAGCGCCGCGAGGACGACGAGCGTGACGAGCATCGTGATGGCCGCACCCGGCCAGCTCATGAACCAGTCAGCGTCCATTGGCTCCCTCAGTAGAAGATCGGGGTGTAGGTCCCACCACGGGTCATCGGCGGCACGAAGATGACGCCGTTCGGGTAGGTGTCCGAGTCCGACGAGCCGCCCGTGTCGTCACACGCGGTGACGCTCAGGACGGCTGCGATGACGAGCAGGATGGCGGCAATGGTCTTCACAGGTGTTCCTCTCTGGTGGGTTTCCTGAGTCCCATTGCGCGGGACCAGGTTCGCTTCGGTTTGGGCTTCGGTTTGGGCCGGTGGATCATCCGGAAGCTGACCTCACAGGTGGTCGAGCAACCGTCCATCTCGAAGTTGAACTGGGGCTCCCACAGGACGCCCCAGTCCTCTCCGTGGAAGGTGGCCCAGAGCTGGCCGTCGTCGCGCTTCTCGACAACGAAGACCGGCTCAGCCACGCCCCAGCTCCCTACGCAGCTCGGCGTTTTCGAGTTCCAGCTCAGCGAGTCGGCACTCGCGGGAGTCCCGGTCGTAGTCGGCCCGGTCCGCTTCGTCCAGGGCCATGTGCAGTCGCCGGGTCAGGTCCGGGAGACAGCCGTGGACGGCGGCGATGAAGTCGGCGTCTTCTTCTCGCTCGAATGAAGCGACGAACTTACGACCGTCGACCGCGTCGGGGTCCTTGCTGGCCTCCGCACTGACCGCCCAGATGTTGAAGGTCCCTGGGCCAGCGGCATAGTGCTCGGTGTCCTCTTCGACGGCCCAGAAGGTGTCTTTGGCTCCAGTGGTATTCGCCCACTGCTGGTGCAGCAGGTCGAAGAAGTCACGATCTTCCATTCACGATCTCCTTCATCGCGGGTGTGAGTTCGTCGTGCGGCAGCAGCGCCCGGATGACCTCGGGCAGCTTCTCCTGCGGCACCCGTGTGGTGATCCGCAGCAGCACCGAGTTGGTCATGAACGACCGCGAGTCGCTGTCGCTGACCTCGACGTAGTAGTCAGGGAACCAAGGGAAGTCGCCTTTCACAGGACGCCCTTCTCCTTGAGCGCCTGCTTCATCTGGCCGACCGTCGCGTCGAACAGGTACTCGCGATAGTCGGGGGCCTCGATGAAGTCGATGTACTCGATGAGCGCCTTGACGCTCGCAACCTCTTCGCCCACAACGACTCTGACTTCGATCTCCACTACTTCTCCCTCTCTTTCAGCTCGATCAGGTGCTCCAGGAGCACGTCGAGTTCTCGGTCCTTCTGGTCGAGTTCGACCTCCAGCTCCCACTGCTTGCGGCGGTGGTAGTCGATGCCGACACGGAGGCGGTCAACCTCCGTGTTCAGCTCCTTGACCCGCTGTCCCAACACGTCGATGACCGGGTTCATCACCGCTCCTTCGCCGTGTAGGTGAAGTGGAGTCCCTCGGGGCGCTTCTCGACGCCCTCGCGCCAGACCTCGCCGTAGGCACCGATGCGGCGCAGTTCCCGCACCGCCTGCTGCTCGGCGTAGTCGATCTGGTCCTGACTCGCATCGTGCGGAAGCACGAATGTCGCAATGGCAGTTCTCATCTCATCCTCTCTGTGCGATGTCTAGTAGTCGGCCCCGTAAAGCGAGCCCCAGGAACGACCACCAACCTCCGGGTCGGTGCCGATGAGCACCGGACCCATCTGCTCGGCCATCAGCTCCCCGATGCGCTTGGCTCCCCACTCGGCGTGCTCGGCCGGAACGGACGCCAGAATCTCGTCGTGGATCGGCAGCCGCAGATACGGCGTGAAACCGGCGTCATGCAGCCGCAGGAGCGCCCGAGCGGTCACGTCCCGACTGGAGGACTGAATGAGGTAGTTCAGCGCGCTGTAGGCCCGCTGAGGGTCCACCGGCAGCCGCCGGCCTCCCAGTCCGTCGATGAACGGGGTCGTGATGTAGCCGTTCCGGATCGCTTCGCGCTGCAGCCGCTGGCTGAGCTTCTGGACCTCGGGGTAGGCCCGGTCGAAGCCGGATACCACCTGTTGGGCCTGAGCCATGTCCAGTCCGGTCTGCTCGGCCACGGTCTTGGCACCGCCGCCGTAGACCCGGCCGAAGTTCACCGTCTTGGCGTACTTGCGCTCTGGGCTGTCCTTGGTGATCTCCCGATCCGGCCATGCGGCCCGCGCCGTCTTCAGGTGCAAGTCCTCGTCGTTGAGGAATGCCTCGACCATCGCCTTGTCCTTCGACAGAGCGGCCAGCACGCGCAGCTCCTGCGCCTGGTAGTCGACGGAGGCGATCTTGTGACCCTCGTCGGCCAGGAAGCAGCGCCGGATCATCCAGTCGCCAGACGGCAGCGTCTGGGCCGGAATGCCGGTGATCGACATACGCGCCGTGCGGGCGCGCAGGGGGTTGATGCTGGCGTGGCACCGGTTCTTGGAGTCCCTGGTCTTCAGGAACGTGTCCACCCAGGTCTTGCGCCACTTCCCGGCCTTCTTCCCCTCGATCACGGACTCAGCGAACTGAGAGACCTCGGGGCTGCCGGTCGCCACCAGCTTGGACAGCAGATCGTCGTTGACCTGACGCTTGCCGCTCGGCGTCCGACCGATGATCTTGACGCCCATCGACTCCAGAACGTCGGCCACCTGATCGGTCGAGTTGATCTTCTCGCAGCCGTAGTTCAGCGCGACCTCGTTGTAGTGGCTCTCCTTCACCTTCAGGTCCAGCGACAGTTCCTCGGTGTACTCGACATCGAGCAGGAAGCCCTGACGCTCCATGTACGAGCAGATTTCAGCGAGCCTGTGCTCGTTGTCGACCAGCTCGTCCCGGACCCGCACCAGCGGGGCCAGCTTCTGGATCAGCCGTGCGGCCAGGATCGGGTCCATGCCCGCGTAGAGGGTGTACGTCGGATCGAACAGCTCGATCTTCTTCCAGATCGTGGCCTTCGTGACGCCCTTGCGTTCCTTCGCCAGATCAGCCATCAGGGTCTTGACCTTGTCGGCCACCTGGGTGTCGACGTAGTGCCTGACCGTCTCCTCCAGCGAATGACCAATCCCGCCTTCGTCTTTGCCCCTGGGATCGACCAGGTGGCTCAGGATGCGGGTGTCCTTGACCTTCGGCCACATCGACTCCATTGGGACCTTCAGCGTCCGCTCGAAGACCTGGAGGTCGAAGGATGCGTTGTGGAGCACGAAGCCGTTCACAGCCTCCAGGGCCTCGATGACAGCCGCCTCGAACGGGGGACCCAGTTCTACCGGGACCACCCAGGCTTCATTCGGAGTGCCGAACTGGACGGTGCGGCAACGGAAGTTGTCGCTGTAGATGTCCAGTCCGGTCGTCTCCGAGTCCAAACCGAGGAAGCCCAGATGAGCCCGGATGAAGTCCCGGAAGCCCTCAAGGTCGTCCTCGGTCTCCACGACGCGGATGACTACCTCGTCACCCGCGACTTCATGCCGGTGCTCGATCATCGGTCTCCTATCGGTGGTAGATGCCCCGGACGATCCGGGAGATGGTTGAGCGGTTCACGTCGAAGGACCACGCGATCTCGGCCTGCGAGATGCCGCTACGGGCCATCTCGCGGATGTACTTGGCCTCTTCGGCGCTCAGCTTCTTGCGGTTCGGACGGCCGGCCCCCTTGGCGTGGAGCGACTCGGCCCTCAGCTTCTCGACCTCAAGGCGCAGGTCTTCGTTCTCCGCGAGGATGTCCTCGATCTCATCGAGAACCCTCAGAAGCGTTGGCGTCTCAGCCAATTGAGGTTCCCTCCTTCTCGTCGTTGGGGACGATCACGTAGTGGCTGACGTGCCGGAAGTTGAAGACGGTGTGGGCACCGTCGTCACCGAGCACGTACAGAGCGCCCTCGTCGGGCTGGAAGATGACCTCGCCCTGGCCGATGGCGATCAAGCCGTTCTCCAGGTGGACGCGGACAGTGGAGTTCTGCATGTGTTCCTCTCTGTGGGTTACAGGTAGAGCCCGTCGTGGCTGCCGATGGCCTCGCGGACTGCGTCCTTGGGCAGGGCACCGATGAGCTTCTGGAAGTACTCAGCGACTTCATTCTCGGTCGGGATGTCGGTCTCGCGGCTGCGGGTGTAGACGACCTCATCCGCACGGACAGTGACGGTTTCACCCTCCGTGGTGGTGATGACGTGGAACCCGGTGTCGTACTCGACCGGCTGATCCGTCAGCGCGACGACCGTCTGACCATTCCGCAGGCCGAAGTACAGAAGACGGCCTTTCTTATTCTCTTCCAAGGGATTTCCTCTCAGTAGCTGTAGGGGGTGTCGGGGATGTCCTGGTAGGTGTTGGGAGCGATCTCCCGAAGCTGCCGCAGCAGTTCCCCTGCTAGATCACGGATTTCGGCGTCCGCTGCCTCATGCCAGCGAGCCTTGATGACGTAGCGCCACGCCCGGTGGTTACCGGTGACGACCATCGGTGAGTTGGTCATGTTCGGCAGGACCGCCCTGGCCGCTTCGCGGGCCTTCTTGCGGGGCAGACCGGCGTCCTTGTACAGCTCCACCAGGTGGTCGTAGGACTTGATCGACTCCTCGACGGCGTTCCGCATGTACTGGAACGCCAGCCGCTGCTTGTCGCCCTGCAGCTCCTCGATGGCCGGTGGGATGTGAAAGCCCAGCGGGATCGGATCGACGTACCGCTGCGACACCACCGAGAACGACAGGTGCCGGTGACGCTCCAGCTCGGTCAGGACCGACCGGCTGGCCTCGATGTAGAACGTGGCGCTGGCGTGCTCCAGGACGCTCTCATGGCCCACGTCGAGGATGTGGTTGAGGTAGTCCTCGTTCTGCTCCGTCATCGGGTTCGGCCGGTGGAAGGACCGGTAGCAGTTCCGGCCCGCGAACTCCGCGAGTTCGTCGGCGGCGTAGTCACCGAAGTAGGGCTCATCGTCGGGCTCGACGTAGCCGTGGGGCTCGTAGCCGATCTCCCGCAGAGCGTCCGGGTCGATGTCAGTGGCCGCGATCAGCTTGACCTTCATGTGTTCCTCTCGTTGGGGGTTGAGAGGGGGCCGGGACGAACCCAGCCCCCTCCCGGTGTGCGATGTCAAGCACGACCCATGTCAGAACCAGACGGGGTCCTCGTTGCTGCCACGCGGCGGCATCCACGCCTGCCAGGTGCCGTTGCCGTTCTTCTTCTTGCCCGACTTGTAGGTCCAGTCGGGACCCGGAGCGGGCGGGGCGTCGGCGGGCGGCTCCTGGGCCTGACGCGGCGCGTTCGAGCGGCGCTGACCGCCACCGTTGCCACCGCCGTTACCGCCACCGTTGGACGGCTTCGGGCCGAGGCCGGCGAAGTGCTGGCCCGCGTTCTGGACGCGCTCGAACAGAGCGCCCAGAGTGGCCGCGTTCTCACCGGTCACCTGGTCGAGGGCGTCGTCCAGGTCGGTCGCGTGGATGACGATCCACGGAGCGTCGAAGCCGGTGCCGCCCTTGAAGGTCAGCACGACCTTGCCCTCCTCCGAGGCGACGACGTTGGTCACCTTGGGCTCAGCCTTCTTGGCGGCTGCCTTCTTCGCCGGGGCCTTCTTCGGGGCCTCCGGTGGCGGGGCATCGAACACCGACTCTTCCTGGGCCTCGACCTCGGGGGTCTCGGTCGCGACGGGAGCGTTGGCGAAGGGGTCCTGCATGTATTTCCTTTCCTCTTCTTGGTGGGTCATCGAATCGGGCACGCCCCAGAGGCGCACTCTTCATCGACTGAGTCGGCAACGGCCTGAGCGGTCGCTGCCTCGTATTCCTGTTTGGTGATCCGCTCGTAAGGTGCTTGCGGCATGGATGATTCGGGGAAGATCGTCGCGCCCTTCAAGAGCCCGCCGAATGTACGGAGCTGCTGTTGTACGTCAGCAGCGGTGTACGTTCCCGGATCGACGTTCGCCGTGAAGCTCACGGCGTTGTCAGCCCACAGCATCTGGTAGAGCGCCTGGAATGCGAGAAGCTGATTCAGCGTCAGGTCGGCAGCCGACTCGACAATCGACTCAGCATCGCGGCCGTACCGGTCCACGACCTCCTGGACGAGAGAGTCCTTGGTCGGGATCGTGACGACCCAGGTGTTCGCTGCGTACATGTCCCGCTCGACGTGGTAGCCATCGGCGGCGTACTGCGAGCAGGTCAGGAACTGGTCATTGTCCAGCTCCGAGAACCGGATTCGGCGGTTGAAGTACTTGGCGAAGATTGGGTGGATACCCTCACTGACACCAGGCATCTTCGCGATGGTCCCTGTCGGGGCCACCGTCCGCTTCTTCACCGGCACCGGGATGCGAAGCTCATGGGCGAACTTCGCTGCGGCCTCATCGACCTCAGATGCCAGCTCCCGCAGAGTCTTCCGGAACTGCTTGTCCGTAGGAGCCTGCGAGTACTTCCGGCCGGTCATGGCGAGGAACGACGCCACGCCCAGGTGCCCGACGCCGATGCGTCGGTTCCGGTCCAGCACCTCCCTGGACTTCGGGTCTGCCACGGGCGAGAACGTCGCCCGGATCAGGAACCGGGTCATCAGCCGGTGAGCCCGGATCAGGTCGATGTAGTCGACCTTCCCGTTGTCCTTGACGAACGCGGCCAGGTTGATGTGGCCCAGGTTGCAGGGCTCCCACGCTTCGAGCGTGATCTCCCCGCACGGGTTGGTGCAGATGACCTCGTTGGGCTCGCCCTTGTTCGACAGCGACGAGTCCCAGAACCCCGGCTCGCCGTTGGCGACCATGCCCTTGGTGATGCCGTCCAGGACGTACAGGGCGTTGCCGCTGTTGGCGGCGACCGCATCCCAGAAGTCCTGATCGACCTCGACCGAGATGTTGGTAGTCCAGTGCGAACCGGTGTCCTGCTTGATCGTCACGAACTGGTCGATCTGCGGGTCGTTCCAGTGCATCATCGCCATGCGCGCCGAACGGCGCACACCACCAGCGACCACACACTGCGCGATGGCGTGGTCGATCTCCATCGCGTCGATGCCGGTGATCTGACGACCCTTGGCCGCGCTCAACACGTTCGCGGTGTTGTCGAGCATGATCGCCAGCGGCAGCGGACCCGACGCCGTGCCGCCGAAGGTCTTCAGCTTCGCCCCGGCAGGACGAACCCGAGACACGTCGTAGACACGGTTCTTGTGCAGGACGATGGTCGCGTAGAAGGTGTCGATCAGGTCGACCAGGGCAGCCGCCCAGCCCTCACGCGAGTCCTCGATGACGAAGGCACCAGCCCAGTCGGCGTCGTACTCGTCCGACAGGACGCCTGCGTCCTTCATCGACTGGTAGTCCGGATGATCCGGGTCGCAGACGATGTGGACCTTCAGGCTGTGGTTGACCACCGGGTAGTCCGTCAGGAACCGGTTCGAGTAGTTCGCACCGACACCGCCGCCTTCCATGAGGCGCATGAACGTGAACTCGAAGTGATCCGAGGGCTTCTCGGTCCACCCAGAGACCCAGCAGTTGAACAGGTGCTGGGCGTTCTTCACGCCGGACGCCCACAGGTGTCGGCCGGCGGGGATCATCTTGAACTCGGTGATCAGCCGGATCAGCTCTTCCCGCTCGCCGTCGAGCTGGTACCGCTCATCGACCAGGGCGAGGTTGCCGTCCACGACCCGCTGGACCGTCTCAGGCCACGTCTCACGCGATCCGTCTGGCTTCGTGCGCGAGTAGGTCCGGTTGTAGACCAGCTCGCCACTCGGCCCCCACTTGATTTCCTCTGTCACGCAGCGTCCTTCACCAGTCGCAGGTAGCCCGGCGTGTATTCACCGCCGCAGTACATCTCCCGATCCTCTGCAGGCCAGTTCTCGATCCGCATAGGCTTCGCATCGGGGAAGCTGTCGGGTGCCAGCAGCGCCCGGTAGTTCTCCGAGCCGCCCATGCCGTTGAATGTGCTGTCGAAGATGCTGTGACTGCTCACAAGTAGTTCCTTCCTTCGAGCCCTGCCTGGGCTGCCTGCTCGAACATGTTCATTCCGTCGTAGTAGCTGTCATTGACCAGCTCGGCCTCAAAGTCCTCCAGCGTCAACATCATTCGTCCACCTCCTCCCCTGTCAGGTCGGCGTGGCTGCTGTTGATCAGTTGGAGGTTGGTCCGCACTTGGCGGGTGCCAGGGCCGTCGTCGCGGGTGACGTAGTCGGTCCGGTGGATACGGTTCATCTCCTCGGTGAGGGCCGTAGTGCCACGGTTCAGGTCGTTCTTCTCGACCTGCAGCGTCGGCTTCTCATCGAAGAGGTACCGCTTCACCACGGCATCGTGGTAGGCGATGTTCCGTTCCTCCAAGGCGTTCAATGCCTTTCGGAGGTCGAGCACGGAATCCTTTACAGGCGGCTTGGATTCACCGCCTCCACCGCCGCCCCCTCCGTCCTCGTCCGTGGGACGCTGGACATCGGGGTCCAGTTCCAGACCCTTCAGGGCACCGGACTTAAGCAGGCCCTTGACCTCGGCCACTGAGTACCGGTAGCTGCCCTTGTAGTGGGCGTAGTCAGTCCGCTCTTGGCTGGCGATCTGATGACCGATCCCCACGATGGCCCGGTACTGGGCCTTGGAATCCATCGCCAGCACCTTGGCGAGGGAGCCCTCGGACTCCAAGAGCCGCACATAGATCGACTGCTGGATGTCGTCCCGCTCAACTACCCCCGGCCACTGAAGTGCAACCGACCGAGCCGCCCTTTGGATCACCGGCAACAGGTCATTGAGCGATGTCAAGTCTCAGACCTCCCAAACTCGCCCATCGACCGTGAAGCGGCCCTTGTGGACGGGAACCGGCTCAGCCTTGACGTGGTTGCTCTCGACCGTCAGCAGGCCGAAGCCCTGCTGCCAGTTGCCGGTGCCACCCTTGAGGTACTGGGCCAGCTTCTGGTTCATCAGGTTGCCGACCTCCATGCCGGTCAGAATCCGCTTCATCTCGCCGCCGTAGCCCTCGGTGTGGCTGCTGATACCCAGTCGGTGGGTGTGGCCCATGACGACCGACGTGCCGAACTTCCGGGCCGCGTTGAGCGCGGTGTTGCCCGCGATCCGCGAGATGCTGAGCTGCCCACGGTGGCCGTGGGTGGTGATCCAACCCGGAGCCACCCGGTAGAACTCAGGCAGCAGCTCGATCCCGAACCCGTCGAAGTCGAGCAGGTTCTCGAAGTTGAAGAACCCCTCGTACTCGGCTAGGGCCGGGGCGTACTTGGTCAGGTACTCACGCGGACGCAGGTCGTGGTTGCCTTCGTGAACACCGAACGGGCCGTCGTAGGCGTTCCGGATCGCGCCCAGGAACCGCTTGCCCTTCTCGTTGTGTTCCTTCATCCGCTTTGCGAACTCCTCGGCAGAGCCCTTGCTCCAGCGGGCCGGCGTCGGGTAGTCCATCAGGTCACCGATGTGGATCAACTGATCCGGCTGGTAGTCCCCGATGAACTGGGTGAGCGCCTTGACTGCCTTCTTGTCCTCGAAGGGAATCTGCGTATCGCTGATGACGACGATGCGCTTGCTCACAGGTCCTCCAATTCGGCGGGAGCCTGGACCGGCTCCTCGTAGATGCGCTCGACGCATCCGGCGTAGCCTGCGATGTCGGTGAACGAATCGCGGTGGTAGCCAGTGCCTTTCACCCTGGCGATCTTCATCAGGATCATCAGGTTGGCAACGTCGATGTCGTTAATTTCCTTCTCCAGGTAGCCCGAGAACAGCAAGGCGATGTCCTTGAAGTTCTCCCTGGGATGGCCGTAGTTCTTGTTCCGCTCACCGTGGATCAGCCGCTGAGCCTCTTCAAGAATCGACTCACTCACTGTCGTCGTCTCCTTCGTAGACGTAGTCATGGATGTCGAGATAACGACCGAGATCGTCGTATTCGACTGCGGGAGTTGTCACTTCATCCTTTCGAGTAGTGCTTGCTTGCCCTTGCCGATGACAAGGCTGTTCACGTCTTCGCCCGGTGGCATCGGGATGACCCTGCTGTTCGACAGAGTCGCGGCCACCGCGTTGGCGAACTGCGTACCGGCGTCGTCACCGTCCGCGAGGATGTAGACCGTCCTGTAGCCCAGGAACAGCTCCCGCATGTACGGCTTCCACATCGAGGCACCCGGAACGCCCACGGCTGGCAGGCCACAGACCTGGGCCGTGATCGCGTCGATCTCGCCCTCGGTGATGGCGATGTCGGGTACCTCACGCATCAGCGCGAGCGTGTTGTACAGCCACGGCTGGTCACCTGGCGCGGTCATGTACTTGCCGTGTCCACGGTGGTCGTGGTCTTGGATGCACCGATACCGGATCGACACGACGATCCAGCCATGCTCCCTCGACCATCGCAGGTACGGGATCGCCATGAAGCCCCGGTACATCTCATGACCAGGGAGCGGGTCGTCCACGTACCCGAGCATGAACCGGTCGACCTCGGCTTTGACGCTCGGAAACGTCAGACCCCTTGTCGCCAAATACTCTTCGGCTGGGCTGCCGGGAAGGCTTCGCCGGTACCGCTCGGTCGCTTCCCGAAGAAAGCTCTTCTGCGATTCGCTGAGCCTTTGCATAACTCACCTCCTCCTGTTTCTTGATCAGCGTCACGACATCACCTTTGACTCCACATGCCAGGCAGTTGAATGCCCCGCGCCTGAAAGACACAGCGGCAGAGGGCCTTTCCTCACCGTGGAAGGGACACAGGCACTTAATCCAGTCTCGGCCAGTGTCTTTCGGAGCTTCCCAGTCTGGGTGGTAGCGATGGATTGCCTGGACGATCAGCGGCTCACCGCTCATAGTGGGTGATCTCGAACACGGACAGGTCCTTCACGTTCGACTTGAAGTGGCCTTCGAGGATGCCCTCGATGAACATGCCCAGCTCTTCTTCGTCGCGGTCGGACTTGATGATTGCGTCAATCCGGTAGTACATCCGTCTCCTATCTGCTCATTCAGGCACCTTCCGAACACCGATCACCTGGACGGCGGGTGGGTTGTCGAGGTAGTCGATGAACCGCTGGAATGCCTCGGGGTCGTCCCGCAGATGGCCCAGGACGTTCCGGTTGCACGCGGTGCAGAGCAGACCTCGGACGATGCCTGTTTCGTGGTCGTGGTCGACGCTGAGGCGCTTGCGCTTCCCGTTGGCGCGGCGGCAGCCGTAGCACTTGCCGCCCTGGAACTCGTAGATCGCCCAGTACTCGTCGGCGGTGATGCCGTAGACATCCATCCACCGCTGTTCCTGGGTGACGGTCTTGCGCTGCGCCTTCTTGGCGCGGTGGTGAGTGGCGCACCGTGGCCCCGGATGCGGAGCCTTGCGCCGGTTCACCAACCCCTCGGCGGTGCAGTCGACACACGGCTTGCGCTTGTGCGTTCGGTCCTGGCTCCGGTAGTAGGGCTGGTGGGTCATGACTCCTCCAGCAGGAGGTAGAAGTACGTCCCGATCCCCCAGGCCCCGATCATCAGCGCGAACAGTTGCTGGATGCTCACCCGTCCAGCACCCCCACCAGGGCCGTGCAGATCGCGTTGGCACCGAACTCCGGGTCGGCCAGCATCCAGGAATGGAAGCCACCGACGACCGTGTAGAGGTCGGCCCCGGCAGCCTCGGCCGCGCTGACGCCGGCCGCGTAGGGCACGATCTGATCCAGCTCGCCGTGGATGACGGCGGTCGGTACCTCGTTCAGCCGCATCTTCTCCAGCAGGGGCACCGTGTCGGCTCGCATGAGCGCGTAGGCGGCTCGGACGAACCGGAAGCTGGACACCGACTGCTGTAACGTGTCAAGCAGACTCAGACGCTCTGAGGCGTCCCGAGAGCGCATGGCGTGGTAACCATCCCCGAGCACGTCCACGAACGCGCCAGTGAGGCGCTGAGCGGCCCGCAGCGGCATCGTTGAGCAGTTGCCTACCTTGATGTTGTCGTGGTGCTCCTGGCCCGCCGCAGCGTCCAGCAGGACGGCGGCGATGGTGCGCTCCGGGTAGGCAGCAGCGAACTCCACAGCCATCCCGCCACCCATCGAGTGCCCGACGATCACGGTTTGTGCGATGTCAAGTGCGAGACACGTTTGAGCGACCACATCTGCCATGTCGGCCACCGAGTGACCCCAGGGCATCGAGCCGGTGTCTCCGTGGTTGACGGCGTCCGGGGCGATGACATAGAAGCCCCGGCCAGCCAGCTCTTCGAGCAGCTCGGTGTATGCCTTGGCCCGGACGGTCAGTCCGTGCAGGAACACCAGCGGCAGGCCGTGGCGGCGGCTGCCGGCGGTCGTCACAGCGACCCGGAATCCGTCCTCCAGGACGAGGGTCATCTGCTTGAGCGTCACATCTTCTCCTTCAGGAATCCGTGGTTGACCACGGGGATGCCAGCGGCCTCAGCCCTCCCGATGCAGTCCCAGGTCCCGATGGACCCCGGCAGCGGGAAGGCATGACAGACATCGGCACCGAGGTCGACCATCTTCTGGTTCCGGATCACGCCAGCGGCCTTGCCGAGGCCGTCCCAGTCGGCCGGGTGGGCTTCCACCTGGACCTGGTATCCGGCCTGGGCCATCCCCCAGGCCCACCGGTCCGCGATGTCGTCGGCACCGCGTGCCGCACCGTGGACGACGATCAGGGAGCCGAACTGCTCCAGCTCTTGCCTCAGCGCGTTCCAGACCGTCGTGCGGGCCTTCCAGTCACGGCTGCCCGTGACCAGGACCCGCCTCACGGAATCCATCGCTTCGCGGCGCGCTCCACGTTGAACTCGGAGACGTTCCGGGCCAGCGGGTAGCGCAGCTCGGAACCCACCACCTTGGTCTCGATGATGTTGGGCTTGCGCGGATTCGGGCTGTCGGGGTCGACGCGCTTCCGCGTCCACGACGTGGCCCTGGTCTCGATGAGACCCGCCAGGAGCTGCTGGTGCAGGACGTTAGCCTTCTTGGTCGGCTTCGGCATAGTCGATTCCTTTCTGGTGTGCGATGTCAAGTAATCGGGCAAGAAGAAGGGCCAGCAGCGTCATGCTGCGTCCTTGATCTGCATCGTGTCTCCGTCGAACGCCAGCGACACGAAGTCCATCCCGGACGGGTCCATTCGCCCCGCACGGTTCTTCACCGTCGAGACGTTCAGCGAGTCCATGCCGAACTCCTCGGTGACCCGGTGCAGGGTGAGCACCAGCTCGGGCACGCGGGTGATCTGGCCCTTGACGCCCGACAGCGGGATCGGCTTGTCGGCGTCGTTGTAGCTGCCGGTGACGTGGTGCAGACCGATGACGCAGGCGCTGGTGCGCCGTGCCATGTCGTGGAGGTAGTCCATCAGAGACTCCAGCCCGGAGAACGGATCGTCGTCGTCCGTGCCGAGCCGGATGTTCGTGATGTTGTCGACCACCACCAGGTCCGGGTAGTCGCCGTAGCCCTGGCAGTACGCCTTCATCGAGTCCTCGATCTGGTCAAGACTCGGTGAGGCGTTGTAGTTGAACCGGATCGGGATGTCCTCGAACTCGGCCGCGACATCTTCGAGGTCGGAGTTGCGGACCGCCCGAGCGGATCGTTCCATGCTCCAGCCGGTCTGGATCGAGACCATGCGGGAGAGCTGGGTGAAGGCGTCGGAGTCGGCGCTGAAGTACAGCGTCGGAACCTCGGCCTTGAGGGCATACGTCAGCACGAAGGCTGACTTGCCGGTGCCGGGGCCAGCGCAGACCAGCGCGAGCTGGCCGCGCAGGAACCTGGTGCCTTTCAGCTCCAGCGTCTGGAACACAGGCGGGAGAGGATCACCCGCCGAGCCCTTGACGCGGAGGCTCTGTAGCGGTGTGTACACGGTCCTCCTACGCGGTGAAGTACATGACGAGCCCCCCGAAGAGGGCGAGCGCGATGATGATCGAGAAGACGATGGCTTCGATCACTGACCGCCCTCCTTGCGGCGGCGCTCCTCGTCCAGGTTGCGAACCGGGATGATCCGCTTGCTGGTCTGGCCGTCGTAGATCGGCCGTCCCTGTGCGTGGGCGGTGTTCTCGTCGCCCATCTGGGTCCGCAGGTCCTTCATGATCCGGTTCGGGCTCATCTTGAAGTTCTTCGCGATCCAGGCACCGGAGAAGCCAGCGCGGTGGGCGCGCAGGACTGCTCCGGTCTCATGTGGAGCGAGCGGACTCTTCAGTTGCGGGTGGTTGGGGTCCCAGTCCCGAGGGTTGTTGGGTCCAGGGCGGTTGGTCACGATGTCTCCTATGTGCGATGTCAAGTCGAGGGCCAACGAAAAGAGCCAGCGGATCATAGGCCGAACTCTTCGTGGTACATGGGGATGAACTGGGAGGCCGGCGTCGGCCGTCCCTCGGCCACCTCACGGTCGAACAGGGCCACCAGGTGCTCCAGATACCCCCTGTGCCCCGGCGGGGCCTCAGCGAGGAGCTGGGTCAGCTTGCGGCGCTGCTTGGCGATGTTCATCCCCGGCTGGATGCTCCTCACTGCCATGCCTTTCCGTTCCAGCGTCGACCGTCCGGGTACTCGATCACGATGTCTCGGGTGGGGTCGATCTCCTTGTGCGTCTTGGAGAAGCGGGTCGCGGCTTCTACCGAGGGGAACGAATGCGCCGAGGGCGCGTTCAGGACGTGCCAGGGCGGCATCCCTGGCTTCGGCCCCAGGTGGACCGTGTAGCGGTCGTTCATCGCTTCCCCCGCTTCACCTTCGGGTGGGTGTTCTGCGGTGTCTTGGCGATCCGGTGGACGGTCTCGACGCGCTCCGGGTAGAAGCTCCGGAACGACTCGCGGCCGGGGGTCCCGCCGACGAAGTCGAGCACCGTCTTCCCAGCCGAGGTCCGCGTGGCCTTGACGAACCGGAACCTGCCCTGTTCGCCCTTGACCGATACCTCGGTACCGGGCTCCAGGGCGCGACCGTTCACCTTGACCGGCTCAGTGATCAGCTCGGCCAATTTCTCCTCCTTTGTACGATGTCAAGTATCAGCCCACAGCAAAAGGGCAGGCGTAGCTCACGTCGCAGAACCGGCACGTATCAGGGTCGGGCTTCGGATCAAACCTCCCGGCCTTGATATTCTCGTCCAGCTCCTTGAACTTGGCTGCAACCTTCTCTCGGGTCCACTCCGTCAGGTCGAACGGGTAGGTCGGCTTGCCGGTCCTGCCCATCCAGTAGTCCCCGGCTGGGGCGAAGACTCCGTATTCGTCCTCCAAAGCGATCTTGTAGACCGCGAGCTGGAAGTCGTCCCCCGGCTGGTTGCCGGTCTTGTGGTCCCGGACGTAGACCTCACTGCCGCAGCCGGATACGAGTACGGCGTCGATGTAGCCCCGGACCAAGACTCCGTCGAGGTCGATGTCGAAGCCCAGCTCGATGCCTGGTGTCCCATCCTCTGCGATCCAAATGACCTCGTCGCGATGACTTGTCGCCCAGTCGATGTACTTGGCGACCTGCTCCAGGCCGATGTCATGCCTCCGTGCGATGTCAAGTTGACCGCCGTAAGGGCCGCTGGCGAACCACCACTCGAAGTTCGGCGTGATCTCGCACGCCTCGTTGATGTGCTTGCGGTAGGACTCCCGGAATACCTCCTGGGCCTCCTCCACCGAGAGGGAGCGCCCCGACCGCTCCCACGCCTCGATGGCTTCATGAACTGCGCTGCCCTGTGCTGTCCACGCGGCCGGCCTCTGCCATGCCTTGTCGATGCGGGCGAGCTTGTAGCTGTAGGGGCACCGCTCGTACTGTTTGAGCTGAGATACGCTGCGGTGCTTGCGTTCTTCCGTCACGACACCCCCGTTTCCTCCAGCCTCGCGTGGATCAGGTCCGGGACGTATGCCGGGTGTGGCGAGAAGTCCCAGTTCTTGACCAGATCAATCGTTCGCAGTACGCGAGGATCGGACGGTTCCTTGATGTCTCCGTCATAGAGCAACTGCACCTTCCAAGTGGCTTCCCCGAACATCATCAGGTCGTCTGGGATCGTCTCCTCGAAGATGGTCTGGACGGAGCCAGCCCGTGTTAATAGGTGGGCCACGTCTTGGAATACCGGGTCGTCATCCCGGACTGCGATGCTTCGATACGTGAGCAAGCATGTCATGTCGAACAGGTTGACGGTCTCAGCGAAAACGAACGGAAACTTGCAAACTCGGACGACGGCGTCGGGAAGTTCGAGTGCGTCCGAGATGATCTGAAGAGGCACTGTAGTAAATCCTTATTCTGCTGTGTGTCTAACCATTTCCTCTCTCTTGCCTTCGTCCGTCTTCAACTCGGGTGTTCGCGGATAGCCTCTATGGCTCCCTCGGCGGGAACCTCCATATCATTCTCCCCTCATCAGTCAGGTCCGTGTACTCGTTGACCCGGATCAACAGGTCACCGTCTTCCGGCGTCCTGGGCCGGTAGGCCCAGCCTCCCTGTCGGCTCACACCTTCGATGGGCGGGATGTTCGGGTCGTACTCCAGTACGTGATCCCTCAGCTTCTTGTAGAAACCACGAAGCCTCTTCAGCTTGAGATCGTCCATCCCCACGCCACCGGTCGCCATGTACTCGCCGTGCTCGCGAAGCCTCCGGTACGGAGACACACCTTGCTGCTGATGCACTGGCACCTGAAACGGGAAGTGCTGCAGCACTAGCTCACGCGGAGTGAGCTAGCCTCCGTAGTAGTGCTTGATCCATGAGACGTACTGTCGCGTAACCCCATACATGCGAGCAATCTCTGATTGTGTGTAACCCTTACCTCTCAGGTCCTCGATGATCGCGAGCGATAGCTCGGACTTCTTGGTGCCGGGTCTCTCCATATTCACTTGATCCACTTCCTGTATCTGCGACCTCGTCCGTCGCAGAAATGTTATATGTCAAGCATTGTCTGGTCAATCCTTCACTGTCAGAACGGGTGCCGTCAGGGCTGGCTGCCCCGCGACCATCACGTTGCTGGGATGTTACCCCTAGCACTCCTGCAAGCCAAGTGCTAATGCAGGGTCTAAGTAGCTAGCGAACCCTTACATCTTCTATTCGATGCCTCCTACCAGGTCAGAAATCTGCCCGACCGTAAATGGAGTTACTCCAGGTTTGCTATGCCTGGAGTTCCTCAATGCGCGCCCTGATGTCTTCGAGGTCCATCTGGTCCTGGGGATCGTCGCTGTCAGCTAGCTCACTCTCCCACTCCAGGGCCTCGTCCAGCTCCATGTCATCGACGTACATATGTCAAGCCTCCAGCAGCTTCTTGAGGTTGTCGCCTTCGGTGTACGGGGAGAACGTCACCTCGTTGATGACGCCCGCCAGGCAGGTGTTGCACAGCTCCAGGCCGGTCCACGAATCCACGAAGACTCGCTCCTCGGCGTTGTCGCAGTTGTCACATTCCTTCAGAAACATCCTTCACCTTTACTTTGTGACCGGTCATGACTTCGTGGACGAGCACGGCCTTGCCCAAGACCCGCGACTTCGCGGCGCGGGACTCCCAGGTGCAAGACCGGCACTTGGCCCGGAGCGGCATCATGCCTCCGGGAGCAGCCGGTTGTAGGTGCCGTGGTCGAGGTCGACGGTGATGAACTCGCGCATGTAGGTCGCGGCGGTCTCGAAGCTCATGCCTTCCGGCACGTCCTTGCCGTGGCCGAACTCCCAGGGCTGCTCGCCCCACTTCAGCCAGAGCTGAAGCCTCCGACGCACGGGCAGCTTGATGATCTGGAACCGGATGCCGGCGTGGCTGAACTCCCTCATGTCTTCCTCTCTCAGCGGGCCAGGGCGGTGACCCGTGGACGTTTCAGGCTGGGTGCGCTGCGTAGGACTACGCCAACGCTCTTCGGTAGAGGCTCAACCTGGCTGAGCCCCAAGGCTTTCCGGTACTCGATGTCTCTCTTGGTCATGGGTCATGTCTCTCAGCAGAACCAGTGCTTGCGGCAGAAGCGGGACTTCCCTTCGTCGCGGTCCTGGTAGTTGTCGGTGGATGGCTGGACGGAGCCTCGTTCGGGCTCCGGGTCACAGGTCGGCAGGTCGCCGTGGGCGATGTGCCATGCGTTGTCGGCGGCGAAGCCTCCGTGCTCCGCGATGTGCGCGGCCGACCGGTATTCACAAGTTGGACTCGCCTGCGCTGAGACCGGCGTCAGTAGCAGCAGCCCCAGCGCGGCGAGGATCGAGGCGAAGACTCTCATCGGTGGTACCTCCGTCGTGAGTACTTGCGGTCCCGGTAGTACTCGGGTCCGTCGATCATGTTCTTGAGCCAGCGTGGTGACTTCTGTTGTGGCTCACCGACGTTGAACTCGTCATCGACTCCGAGGTACCAATCCTCTCGGTGGATGTTGCTCATGGCTCCCTCTTAGGTGCAGCATCCGCAGCACGGTGCGTCCTCACACCGGCCCCGTGCGTTGACCGACAGCACCGCTCCGGAGTTGGTGCGGATGGTCACTGCGCCATGCCTTGTGATGGCGGCAGGACCGATGCGGGTCTCGGCCAGCACGTCGACCCAGCGTCCGGAGACCGGCGAGCCGGCCCATTCCTGTCGGGTCAGGCCATCGGCCTTGGCGCACTCGATGCGGATGCAGGTCACGGTCTTGTGGCGGGCATCCCAGTACGCACGCTGTCCAGCGGCGATGCCTTCACCGCAGACCTTGCAGGTACCAGGGAAGTGCAGGTTCATCCAGCGCGACCCGGAGGGTCGGCGGCGGTTGTGCATGTAGCGTCGGGACATCAGGCCAAGGCTTTCTCGATGGCGTCAGCGAGCAGCTCGCCGTAGTACGCGAGTTCGTAGTTGTAGTCGGTGATGCGCTCGTCCCAGGTGGCGTAGCCGCACTCGGGCTCGCCGTCGTCAGGGTCCTGGTTCTCCTCGATGAAGGCTTGCTTCATCTGCTGCATCTCGCGGAAGCTCTCCAGCGCGGACTTCACCGCGTCGACGTTGCCGATCTCCATGTCATGCCTCCCTGGTTCGCTCTTCGATGCACTCCGGGTCGTCGCACCGGCAGTGCATGTCTCCGCAGTCGTCGGCCTCGGCGTGGTCCTCGATCCAGCGGTCGGCCGTGTCGTTGTGGCCGAAGGCTCGAAACACGTCGGCCAGGGCCTCGACCTCGACACAGGTCATGTGGGTGGCGATGTCTCCGGACAGGTATCCGTCGCCCCAGACCTCGATGAAGTGCTCGATGGCGCTCATGTCTTGTTCCTCTCGACTCATCCCTCACCTAGCCGCCCGGACAGGAGGTGGGTGTCCGGACGGCGTAGTCAGCTATGACTCAGGCGGTGCCTTCCAAGATCGCCAGGTTGCGGAGCAGTGCCTCGGCCACGGCTCCGATGTGACCACCGTCGGTGCCTCCACGGCGGGCGTACTCGGCGTTGGCCCGCTGCATGAACTCGAACGTCGGCGTGCCGCTGTCGTGTGCGAACGACGCCTTGATCTCCGTTGGCGCGCCGAGGATTTCGATGCTCATGGCGATGATGATCGGGTCACGCTGCAGTCGCTGCCGGGTCTCTTCGTAGTGCGGTGCCTCGATGGTCAATGTCATCCCTCTCGTTTCCAGTTGTTGCGGTTGCCCTTGCCTGGGCGCTTGAACTCTCGTTTGCGGTTGCGATGCGGCTGTGCCGCGCTGCTGCGCCGTAGCTCCAGACGAGCCCGAAGCTGTTCGGGCGCTGCGCGGCCAGCCATCCCTCTCTCCTCTCTGTGCGGTGTCAAGCCTTGGTCAGCGGACTGCGCCATAGGCGTATGCCTTGCCATCGTCGGCAAGGTGGACCATCGTGGCGTAGCTGACGGATTCGTCGTCGACCGTGAACGACGGAGCCTTGTAGGGGTTGTACGACAGCTTGCGGGCGTACTCGCCCTCCCAGTCATACGGCCGGGGGTCGAAGTCTCGGACGATGGTGCCGACCACACCTGCGTGGACGTTCTTCTTCTGCTCACGGATCACCCGCTGGCGTCCGGACTCCGAAACCTTGAGCTGGCAGTCGATCAGGGCGACGGACTCGGTGTGCCCGATGACCTTGCCCTTGTGCGGACCAGCCTCGGCGCGAAGGCTCCACATCCCTGAGTGCAGGTTGCGGTAGGCGAAGACCGGGGTGCGGTCGCTGATCATGCGGCCCTTGTAGCTGTGGATGATGCCCATGTCTCGATACCTCTCAGCGGAGCTGGTCGATGTGGATGCAGCCGACGCGGTCGGGGCCGAACTCCGGGGCGTAGCCCAAGACTTCGTCCTCGGCGCACGGGAAGTTGCGCTGGTCGAAGGGATCAGCGGTGACCGATACCTCCGAGCCCACGGGGGCCGGGGTACTCAAGGCTTCGGGTGCCTGGTTCCAGATGCCCAGGGCGGCGAACAGGGTGGCGAGTGCGATGGTCATGTCGATCCCTTCCGTGAGCGATGTCAAATCTCAGGCGCGACCGCGCGCCACGACCCAGGTGATGGCTTGCATCTGGGCAGGAGCGATGCCTGCTCGCTTGGCGGCGAGCCGGTAGCAGTGGGCGATGGCTTCGTACACACCCACCCGGCCGAGCTGCTGTTCGGTGATGCCTGCGACCCGAGCGGCCCAGACATCCACGGTGACCGCGTTGTCGTCGCCCAGGATGTTGAGCGCAAAGCTCCGAGTCTTCGGTGCCTTGCCGAAGGTGGACCACGGGTCCTCGGCGGTCATGGCTTGCAGGGCACGGTCGACGGAGCGACCGAGCACACCCGGAGCCTTGCCGGTCAGGACCAGCGACCGAGCGGCCTCGACGTTCTTGTCCCAGCGGAGCCTCGGGGAGAGCTGGGCGATCATGACGGCCGACTGCTCCAGGGTCATGCCTCCGTTGACCGCGCATTCCACGGCCAGGGCCTTGGCCTCCTCGTACCACACCTTGCCGTCGAGGATGTCCTGCTCCGATGCCTTGGCGAAGACTCGGACGATGTTGTCGGTGACCTTGCGAGTGCTCAGACCGATCTTGCCGAGCACGTCGTTGTGCGATGCCATGATGTCTCCGTTCCCCTGGTCGTAGTGAGCGATGTCAAGTCTTGGTCAGTCGAGATAGATGTGCCGGTACAGGACGCCGGCATCCAACGCTTCGGCGATGAGCAGCTCAGCGTCCAGCTCATCGGTGGCTTGCTCGGGCAGAGTGTCGTCCAGCTCGCGGATGATCGAAGCCTGGTCGAACTTCTCCCCATCGACGTGGCGGTGGACGTAGTCCTGGATGTCTTCCAGCTCGATGCGGTGCATGGCGATCCCTTCAGTAGGCCCAGCCGTGACGGCCGGTCGAATCCTTGACGAGGTAGCGGTCGACGCCATAGCTCTGGCAGTCGCGACGGACCACCGTCAGCCGCTCACCCCAGTTGAAGCCGTGGCTACGCATCCCGTCGATGCCGTTGCGGAAGCTCGATCCCTTGCTCATGTCAGCGAACCCTCACGATGTTGCCGCCACGGCAGACGTAGACCTTGCCGTCGATGTACACGCGCTGTTGCTTGTTCATGGCTCATCCCTTTGTGCGATGTCAAGTCTGACGCAAAAAAAGAGCGGATCGGAAGGGCATCGAACCCTCGGTTGCATTCCGCGTGTCCGATCCGTGATGGTCTACCCTGCTGCGTTACCTGGGGCCGACGTGCCGTTCGCCGCTAGTCACCCCGTACTGTTCGGTCCCTCGGATCGTGGCGATGGCTCTCAATCCATCGCTCCCCGAGGACAAATATCCTCACAGGTCCATCTATTCGCTGGCGGTGTGGGTGTGTCGGTGCTTAGAGCCCCTGCCTCTTGCCCGGGTCGTCCGGTGTTCAGGTAGCTGCATTCCCGTCATGCTCACGCGGTTTCTGCAACCCCGCCCCTATGTGATTGTGGTGACCACTCTAGCGGATCGTTTGTGCGATGTCAAGTCCTTCGATCTTGGATCATCGGGCCGGTCTGCTGTTGTGGTGTGTCTCCGACACTAGCGTGTGGACTGTGCGATGTCAAGTACCGGATCGAATCCGGAGCGGGCCGTTTTGCTATTGCCTGATGTGCTCGTAAGGGCCGCTGGCTGAAGGCCCTACCCGCTGTGCTCGCGATGTCCGCTGTGCTGTTGTCGTGTCACCGACTGTAGCAGCTCGGCTGTGCGATGTCAAGCCGTCTGGTCTGACTTGCTGCGATCCGCTGTGGAGTTGTCGTGGTGCTGCGTTCCGTGGTGGAACGTCTACGACGGTACGCCAGCCGCTGTGCGATGTCAAGCAATTCCCCGAAATTGGTCCGAAGTGCCTGGTCGGAGCGGGTACAGGACCCCCCTCTGTGGACCCCCTGGGCACTGGCAGGACCCCCTGTGCAGGGCACCCCCTGCAGGGCACCCCTGGGACCTGGGCACCCCCTGGGCACCCCCTGCCCTGGGTACCCCCCTGGGGTACCCCCTGCCTGCCCCCTGGGTGGGGTACCCCCCTGGGGTACCCCCCGGTGGCACCCCCCTTCGGGGGGTGCCCCCCTCCTGCCCCCCTGCCCTGGGCCGGCCAGTCCCCCCTTCGGGGGGGACTGGCACGGCTGGCCTGGCCTGGCCTGCCGTCCCCTGTCCCCCTTCGGGGGACAGGGGACCCCCTGGACCTGGGGTACCCCGTAGGGGTACCCCAGGGGGGTATGCCCTCCCCCGCCTGCCCCTGACCGGCCGGTAA